CTGGTGGCTCGACGTTCATCGCAGAGACATCGGCGGCGGCGGACGACGTTGCCACCTCTGGACAAATATGGGTCAAGAATAACGATCCAAATGATTTAATGTTCACGGACGGCGATGGACATGATTATGTGCTCGCCCCGACGGTCCAGAAATCCTACACGATGGGCAGAACGTCAGCTGGCATATCGTATCTGGCCGGGTTTTACGAAGCGCCCGCGACAGATGCGAACCTTGAAAATGGGGGCGCCGCAGCTCAAACGCTAGGCACGGCAAACATATCATATGCGGCCCATGCGTTTCTCGTTGCGGCGGAAGCAGGGGCGTCAAGTGGAGGCACGTCTGGCACCGCCAAGATAACCGTGACCGGAACGTCAATAACTGATTTAGGTGTACGCAACGCTTCCGGGTCAGAGATCGTCGTGGCCGACGTGGAAGCGATGACGACAGACGCATATTATGAAACGACGCTAAAATGGATCGGTCAGGTAACGTACACTATCGCGGCCACTGTAGACGACACCGCGTTCACCGCCGATTTTAATTATGGATTTTGCAAGTACGAAGATTTTGCAGACAGAAATTTTGTCTTCCGAGAAGTTGAGTGTGTTGGACGTGCAAACGCGGCAAATGGGACATTCAATATAGAAGTGTTCCACCACTCGTCTGCCGGGTGGACATATTCGGTGGACGCATTTGTCCCAGGGGGCACCCAGTTGCTTAATATGAATACAATCCACGACACGGAGATTGCCACGGCGGCAAACCAACCGATTGCGTTTAAGCGGATAGGGATGTCTACGGCCATTTCTGGAGCTGTGGCGGACGGGCTTGTCGTGAAGGTGACGACGGGGGCCGCAAACCAACTCGATTATCTCAATGTGCACGTTGGTGTGAGATTAGCATCTTAACAGATTGATTGACGCAGAACCCTAATCCGTGGTATACTATAAGCGGAGAGCTTGAAACCGAAACCAAAACCGGGAGGTCTAGTATGAAAAATGTTGCGTTGATAATGATGGTTCTAGCGGTTGGCATGATGGCTATGGCCGTCGAACCTATGCCGGTGGAACCCGCCGAGTCCGTGGTTGTTGGCACGTTCACGCCGACTGAGGACGGATTTGTGTTGGAGGACTGCACGAACAGCCTCGAGTTGGTTGTGATTAACAATAACAGCCAATCCGTATTTCTTGTCAGCGATGGCGAAATGCAGATGCTCATGGAGGATAGGTCAGCGATTGTCCGAACTGCTATCGCATCTCTATGCTCGTTGCTGAGCGCATCTGATGTCTATAGTTTCGGGGATCAGTCCGTGACCTGGAATCACGTAACCGAAGTGCCGGAGATTGAGATTAGCGAAGGCGAGGGTGAAGGCGAAAATAATGGACGCGATTGACATAGCACGGGAAATGATTAAGCGCCACGAGGGGTTAAGGCTAGGGCCGTATCGAGACACCCGCGGGAAGTTGACTATTGGTTACGGACGTAACCTCGATGATGTAGGTATTTGGGAAGACGAAGCCGAGCTAATGCTAAAAAACAGCATGGCTGTCTCGGTAGCGGATATCCATAGGATAGTGCCTACTTTTGATTCGTTGTGTTTGGCGAGACAGGTAGTCTTGATCAATATGTCTTACCAGTTTGGGTACGTGCGATTGATGCGTTTTGAAAAGATGCTTATCGCTCTTGCGAACAACGATTTTCACAAGGCGGCTCTGGAAATGTTGGATAGTGATTGGGCGCGAACTGCAACGCGCCGACGCGCCACAGAACTTGCCGAGATTATGGAAACTGGCAAGTTGCGACAACGCACTTGACAAACCGGAACAATGAGCGTATAGTAAAAGCTGAACAGCGGGATCGACTAACGCTAGGTCGCCGGGACTGTCCCCCGGAAGCGCAGGTTGAACTCCTGCACCCGCTACAAAGTTTGGAGAGTGATATGAGCACAGTAACACCGCCGCTAGTATTCAAGGTTGCGGGCGAACACGCGAGACTCTTGCGCGAATGGAGCAAGCGGGGATTTGCTTCCCGAAGAAAGTTTGGGGGATTGACATGAACGGGCCGCAACCGAAACGCCAAATCAAAAAGAAGATGACCGTGCGCAGCGGTATTGTCGCCGCGCTGTACGCGATACTGTTTTTCGGCGCGAAACTTCTCGACAGGGAATTGTCGCCGGAAGTCACGGCGATGTTGTCCCCGTTCTTCACGGGCCTTGCGTGCGCCATCGTAAAGGCTGTGAACAAGCGGTATTACAAATGGCTTGCCACCCTTGACTCAGGGTTTGTGGACTTGCCGGGAGCGGACCTATGAAAGCGATTAAGATCATTGCGCTGTGCTTATTTGTCCTGATGGCTTGTGGGTGTGCGCACACCAAACGCACGGTGACAACAACCAGTATGGTGCCGGTGGAAAATAGCCAGGGACAAGTGTTGCTTGACAAAGACGGCGACCCCGTGTTGGCGCAAGAAACCCTTACCACAATTGATACGGACACCGTGGTTGGGAGTACAAAACAGATACAAAAGAATGACTTTGAAATGGGAGTAAACGCAGGCGGGGATTACAAACTGGTGTCCGGCACATTGTCCGAAGACATAGACAATTATGGATTTGATAGTGCTGTCGGAGTTGCGGGAGGCATGTGGGATTTTATGAAGTTGCTGCTTGAGCTGAAGATGCAAGCATATGGCCCTGCGCTTCTCGCTGACGAATAAATTGAGACAATAGTCTTCCCTCCAGGAAGCACCACAGTGGCCGTCCGTTTTGTTAACTCCTTATCGGGCGGCCACACCCATTTGAATCTTTTTGAATCTGAACCCGGACTCAATCCGGCACTAGGATTCCCCTGGGGCCTATATAATACCTTCTTTTATAGCGGCCACATCCATACCATCCCGACGGCTGTTCGCAGCCAGTCGCCCCCGCGTCTTTCGGGGCGCGGATATAGTATAACGCTGAGGTTTTCGCGCCTCAGTCCGTCCCCGCCAGGTCCACTAGGCGGGGATTTTTCTGTCCAATCTCACAATAGTCAATGATACCAGTGCTTTTATGACACGAAATTATTTCAAAATAATTGCAGAAAAAGCTTGACTTTTGGGGTACAATACTGGAGGGTACGACAATGACCAATGGAAACTGGATTGACGGAACAGGCGACATTGTGACAGGCGACACGATCAGATTCACCGAGGCAGTTTATGGCGGTTCGTTTCGCAAGCCCAAATTTCTTGGCGACCGCACTATCATAGCGCATGTAGACAAGGATAGTTACGGAGCCGAAAAACAACAGCACACATTTTCGATCACAGTGCTTGAGTGCGAAGGATACGAGCCAATTGCTGTTGGAAAAAAGACGCGCCGAAAAGGGCGGAATATTTATCGCAACGGCACGGAGCGTCAGTTATGGGAGGATGAATCAGAGCGCGGGGTTGAAGCCGATTGTAAGCACGCGCGCGGTGACTTTGCTCGACACGAGCGGGCCTGTAAACTGGGGCTGGTGACATGAGCAAAGACAGAAAAAAGATGGGGCGACCTCGAATGTATGAGGCCGCCATGCAGAAACGCATGGTCTATCTTGCGCCTGAGCACGTGACCGAAGCGGAACGGGTTGGGGGCACGGTAGCGAAAGGTATCCGGCGCGTCCTAGAAATGTCTAGGGATCGGGCGCAGGACTAATCACTCTACCGCGTTCACGTCATCGGCGCTCGTGGTGACGTGGACATAGCCCTCTGTGGTCCCGATCCCCGCATGACCTAGCAGCGATTGAATCTTGACCAGCGGGACCCCCGCCTGGGCGAGCCGTGACGCGAACGTGTGGCGCAAGGTGTGGAGCGTTGCGCCTTTGATATTGGCGTTGCGGCATATATTCGAGAACAGCCCCGCCGCCCAAAACCTGTACCCATCGCCTACTCGAGGATTGTCCGGGGCGATGACGTGTGAATCACCCTGCTCCCTGAATTCTTTGGCCAGAGGTAATAGTCTCTTGTGGACCGGGATAACCCTATCCTTGCCGCTCTTTGGGTTCCAGCCTGGTTCAGCACGGACAACAATCTCGTAGCCATCGGCCCCAACGCGGCGAAACCAGTCCCAGCGCATAGCGTCAATCTCGCCATAGCGCAGACCGGCGTATAGCCCTAGCAAGACAATGCGATGTGCGTCTGTTGAATGATACTTGGCCTCTTCGACAAGCCTATCCACTTCGGCCTTCTCGAGGATGCGATGTTCGCTGGCAACCACATTCAGCTTCGTGATTTTCGAGAATGGCCGGTAGTTAACCAGGTCTTCTCTGAACGCCCATCCGCACACGCCGGCCAACTGTGTGACATATTGGTTCACGGTCGCCGCCTTCAGTCCATTGTATAGCAGCACCCGCCGAAACTCAGTGATATGGCCGCGCGTGATATCCGATACGGGAATGTCGGCAAACGCCGTCCATTGGCGGACAACGTTCTCGCGCCCTCGGATGGTGCGCTGTCCGGCGTTGGGGACTAGAACGCACCAGGACTCATACAGGTCCGCCATAGTCGGCCCACAGCCCCTCAGCGCACGTTGCTCTGCTTCGCGGCGCATATCAACCACGATACGCTCTGCTAGGGGCTTTGACGTGACCGGGCGCCCGTGGGAATCCTTGAGCGTTATCTGGCTGCGCTTCCCGTCCTCGACAACATCCGCTTGATACGATTTGCGGTCAGGTCGTTTCTTGACTAGGCTTATTCTACTCATCCGGTCCCTCCTTTGGCTTTTCGCGCCCAGTTATTGGCTTCCACCACAAGCGTCTTCAGTTCCCCAACCTTTATTTTGCATTCGTCATTCCGCGCCGTTATGTCTGCGAGTTCAACTTCAAGTCTTGACACTCGACTCTGTAATTGGGCATAGTTGCTCGTTTTGAGAAACTCGACATAGGATTCCAGTCCGGCATTCTCTGCCTCCAGCTCGGCGTTCTCTTCCTTCAACTCGGCATTCTCCTCCTTCAACTCCGCAATCTGCTTGTCTTTCTCGTTGATTATGTCTAGCAGGTTATCGTGGTGTTCGTCTACCATTTTCCTGTCCTTTCAGCCGTCCCACCCAGGGCGCAGCGCGTCGAGAATCAGCGCCAAGACTATCCCCTCGTGCCAGTCCAAGTCTTGCTGTTTATCAAACAAGTCTTTGACAAGTACAAACGCCTCTTCGTTCTCCTCCTTCAGCTCCGCGTTCTCTGCCTCGAGCGCGGCGATGCGCGACCTCAAGCGATTATTTGCGGCTAAAATTGCATCATAATTATACGACAGCGCTTCATTCTGCGCGAGAAAATTAGCCTCTCTGATGCGAAATTTATCGTGTTGACGCTTAATGTCTTGCAGACATTCCCTGTGTGCGGCGTTCTTAACCTTCAATGTGGCGATGCGCTTGTCTTTAACTTCGATGACTGTCCACACATTCGGTTCCCAATTTTCAGGGCACGGGCACGGGTCACCATCATTCGGTAGTTCGCCCCATTTCGCAGCACACGTCTGGCTCTCCTCGTTAGTGCGGTAGTTTGTGGCGTTGGCCCAACAGAGACGGCACGTCTCACAAACTCTTTCAATGCCTTTGTATTCATCAGTCATTTTCTTTCTCCGTTTCTTTCCATCTTTCACAAGCGGAACTAGCAGCACATACAAACGTCTTGTGCTTGCTGCAATAAAGCTCTCTTACAGCAGGCTTTGTTTCTGAATATTTACATTCCCAGCAGGACATTGCTTTCCAATCTGGCATGGCCGCGAAGTCGTCCATATTCCTTCTCCTCTTGTTTCCAGATTCGCCCGTTGCAAATCCGGGGTTACTCTGCTTTCAGAGCATTAGCCAGCCGATCTATCATGCCGAACACAAGCTCTTTCAAGACACGGTTTTCGCACCGGGAGCTTCTTTCTTTCTCATCACGCAGCTCGCTTAAGGCCTCATCTCTCTCCCGAAGCAAATAAAGGCGATTCGCGTCCACTGCTTTTATCAGATCGACAATATCTTCATTGTCCCCCTCGAATTCACATATTCTCTCAAGCGCCTCTTCTATGCTCATGCCCATCGTTTATTTCCTCCGTTTCGTTTCCAGATTCGCCCGTTGCGAATCCGGTGGCAAACTTAGTCGTCGGCCCGGTATGCTGTCTCTGCGATACAACCCTGGCACTCCCCGTATTCATCAAGCATATCGCTTGACGACGGCTTTCCACAGCCAGTACATGGCATGTCTTCGGCCAGCTCGCCCAACTCGGCTATCCGTTGCTTGAGTGCGGCGATTTCGTCATCGCGATCAAGAATTGTATCGAGTGCGACATCTAGCTCCGCGCCATCCTTCTTCAACTCCGCGACCTCTGCCTCCAGCGCGGCGACGCGTTTCCTGAACGCTATGTTATCCTCCCACAACGTAGTTTTTGGTGGTTTTGGCGCTTGTTTTGTAAATACCGGTACTGCCTTCATTTCTCTTTCCCTTCGTTCCCAGATTCGCCCGTTGCGAATCTACCCGTTGCGAATTCGTTAAAACTCAAGTCGCGCCGTGAAGTCTCTGACCCACGCATTCCATTTGTGAGTCCCCTTGATAAACAGCGCCCGCCTAATTGCCCCGATGTATCTACTCGGTATTAGCTTCATTTCTCTTTCCCTTCGTTCCCAGATTCGCCCGTTGCAAATCTGTTGCACCCTAAGTGTAGCATACTTGACGCTGTATGTCAAGTCTTTTTTTACCCTTTATTATCAAGGGTGTTGCGGCCCTCTCACCTTCGCCTTCAGCTTCATACAAGGCGCTCAAATTACTACTAGTAATTTGAGAAACATATATATAAGCAGTATTGACATGCCGATTATTGAATTTTACACTTGACAAGGGCCGTATTTTGTGATACCATGTTCTTAGGCGATAAACAGTTGACAAGGAGAAATTGTGAAAGAACTTAGTCTATTCTCAGGCGCAGGCGGCGGCTTGCTAGGCACACATCACTTACTTGGATGGAGGACGTTAGGTTATGTCGAATTCAACACCTACTGCCAACGAGTCATCGCGGCAAGAATCAGAGACGGGCTGCTCGACGAAGCCCCAATATACGGCGATATCCGAGCATTCGTCAGTGATGGGTACGCCGCAAGCTATCGAGGCATGGTTGACGTCGTGTCAGGGGGGTTCCCCTGCCAGCCATTCTCCTGTGCCGGAAACCAGCACGGAGCCGAAGACCCAAGAAACATGTGGCCCGCAACGCTTGAAGTCATCCGCTTGGTACGACCCCGATACGCATTCTTGGAGAACGTTTCAGGCTTGCTTAGTAGTGGATACTTTGGAACCATTCTCGGAGACTTGGCCGAAAGCGGGTATGATTGCAGATGGAGAATTTTATCGGCAGCCGAAGTGGGAGCGAACCATCTCAGAAAAAGGCTCTGGCTTGTGGCCTACACCGGAGGCAAACGAGAGGGCCGTATACCCTCGCTGGATGAAGACGCGAAAGAACGGACAACAAGTAGAGCCAAACCTTGCGGGTGCAGTTCAGGAGAACTGGCCAACGCCAAAGGCGAGAGATCACAGATCGCTAGGCGGTGTGTCAGAGAAGGCGCGACATACGCCAGATTTGCCGACTCAAGTTGGTGGCAAACTGAACCCGACGTGGGTCGAGTGGTTGATGGGATGGCCGATAGGGTGGACAGACTTAAGGCCATTGGAAATGGACAAGTTCCGCTCGTGGCTGCGACAGCATGGCGGCTGTTGACTGAGGATATGTTCGCCACGCCCGCGCCTGCGCAGCTAGAAATGCCTTGACGCGACGGCGGATATGTGATACCATGAATGTAGTGAAGTAACTGGAGACAACCGAAGGAGAGGATAACATGATTAAAATAATTGGGATAAAGTGCAAGGGCTCGTTTTATGTGACTCAGTTTGATCAACGGTCAAACTATACTGAGTATAGCTCCGTTAAACACTTACTGTTCGACGGCAACATTCCACTACTTACGTTCCACAAGAAGTGGTGTTATGTTGGAAAAGAGCCTACTCTAATTCAGAAGACTGTAAGCCAGCCCAAGATCAATCACAGATATGAGCTTCTCGATAACACAATGGAATCGGAACGGACACCATTGGTCTTTGAAAGGGAAGCTGTTGCGCAATACGACGACGACGAATCCGACTGGTATTGGAAGCAAGAGTTCAGGATGTACAAGTCTCTCTACAAATTGGTTTCGGATTCACAGCCGGATGTGTTAGAAGCGGTTGAGTTTGAGTATGAGACAATCTTGGAGGCCGAGAGGATGCCCCTTGAGGTTGCCCCGTTTGCACATAAAATTGGATTTGGAGACAGTTACGACAGAAAAACTAGAGCGCTGTGCGACGACGACGTACATCATCAATTGTTGGACCAGATACTATTCCCACAAATAATGTTGCCGCTGAGGCCAAGCAAACTAACCTCAGCGCACTCCTACGAAGTTGTAAGGCAGTACGTCAAGAAACATCTTGACGGTCGGTATGCCGAGATAACCAGCGATTATGACTTCTGTTTTACGGTGAAAAAAACCATTCCCCTGAGCGAAACAGAATATTTTACAGTTGACCTCAACGCTTGGCACAATGTCTTCTCTAAGAGAAAACGGCGACCCAAGCTCGAAAAGAGGTTTCGCAAATCACGCGAACAGATATGCTTTGAAATGGCTCCTAAGCCATATCAGAGTTACCCTGTTATCCAAGGGTTTAGGGGTGATAATCACGAGGATTTGAAGGCGAATATGGACCGCTATTGCGAAGAGTTGATCGCGTTCATAAATACGCCTGTCGTGGATTGTAAACACTGTAAGGGGGCAGGCGTGGTTCTCGATGCCATGTACCCACTGCCCGATGTAGGCGAATAACTGGTGACAACCGAAGGAGGATACGACAATGCCGTATTACAAAGCAGTCCGACTAGACCGAACATCGCACTACGACAAAAAAACCAAGTGGCGCGTGGGCAGCATCGTGAAGCCTGACAGGGTGGATGGGCCTGAGGTAGGCGTGTGCGGGCACGGGATACACTGTTCGCCAACGTTGCTCGACGCCGTCGGTTGGCAAGCCGGGCCGTCGCGGTATTATGAGGTGGAGCCGCTGAATGCCCTTGAGATTATTGCCCATGACACACGCAAAGCACGATGTTCACGAGTTCGAGTCTTGCGGTGGCTGTCAAAAGCCGAGCAGGACAACATCGCAGGATTCAAGTTGTGGGAAGTGAACCACCCAATCAATCCTCTGGGGCTTAAGCCCCGATTGAAAAACACGGCAAAGCTGCAAAAGTTGTTGGAACAATGGATCAGCGTGTGGGGCCCCTGTAGTGCCAGCGTGTGGGACAGCATGGGGGCCAGCGTGTGGGACGACAGCGTGAGGGTCAGCGTGTGGGACAACGTGAGGGTCAGCGTGTGGGACAACGTGAGGGTCAGCGTGTGGGCCATGGGGGCCATGGAGGCCAGCGTGGATGCTTATATCGGCGGCTTGTTTCCTGGTATCACGAACTGGAAATATATAGACGGCCCCGATCCGTGGCGTCCGTTGCTTACGCTCTGGTATGCAGGATACGTGCCGTCGTTTGACGGAACAACTTGGCGGCTGCACGCAGGGCCAAAAGCGGACGTGGTTCTGGAATGGACACCATAGACGGCCCTCTGTTCGCGGAGCCCGCGCCTACGCAGCTAGAAATGCCTTGACGCGCTAGGGGATATGTGATACCATGTTCTTAGTGAAGCAACTGGAGACAACCGAAGGAGGATGGGAGATGATGACGTACGAAGATCAACGCACATGGGTAGCCACGCATATCCCAGAGATAGCTGGCGTGGTGATGAATGAGGATAAGTGCCACCCCGAAATTTGCGCGGCCATCAACGCTCTGCCAGCGGAACGGCGTGACGCTATCCGAGACTCGGCGTGTGAGTGGCCGGAGGAGGTGCGTAGCGAATGGGCCTACCGGTGGGCACGCTACATCGGGGACCGTGAGTACATGCGCAAATTCGTCACCGAGCCAGAGTGGGCCTACTGGTGGGCACGCTACATCGGGGACCGCGACAACATGCGCAAATTCGTCACCGAGGCAGAGTAGCTAGAAATGACTTGACGCGCTAGGGGATATGTGATACCATGTTCTTAGGCGATAAACTGGTGACAACCAAAAAGGAGGATAAGGAATGAGCGACCGACAAAACGAGTACCTACCCGACTACGTGTCGCCGCCAGGCGAATCCGTACTGGAAATGATAATGTACCACGCGGCAGAGAGCCTTGGTATGGAGCCTGAAGAACTTGACGCTCTTGTGTCTGGACAGCGCGTTATCGACGATGAGCTGGCTGGACGCTTGGCGGATATGCCGTGGCACAACAAACCATACGATAAGGCTGCGCGCGATAACATGAAAACGTTCTGGCTGAACCGCGAGGCGCGATATAAGGAACACTGTACGCGGTTGGGAATCGAGCGGGGCACGAAACAAGTGTGCAGTACACCAACGATAGACAATGCAATGCTCGATGAAATAACGAAGGCGATCCTTATTGAAGCACAATATAACCTTGATGGGAATTGTCATATAGAACACAACTGTTCCGAGAATGATCGCAAAGAGTACCGTGAAGAAATACGTCAGGTATTGGAGAAACACGGCGTTGAAGTGGAATCGGAGCCCGCGCCTGCGCAGCTAGAAATGCCTTGACAAAGGGGTGAATATGTGATACCATTTGAGTGAAGCAACTGGTGACAACCAAAGGAGGATCAGAGATGATGACGTACGAAGATCAACGCACATGGGTGGCCACGCATATCCCAGAGATATCCGACGTAGTTTTGAACGAGAAGTCGTGCTATCAGCGCATCTGCTCAGCAATCAAGTCATTGCCTAATGCACGCAGAGACGCTATCCGAGACGGCGCGTGTGATTGGCCTGGGCTTGTGCGGAGCGGGTGGGCCTATCAGTGGGCGTTCGACATTGGCGACCAAGAATATATGCGCCAATTCGTTACAAAGTCACAGTGGGCCTACTATTGGGCACGCGAAATCGGGGACCGCGAGTACATGCGCAAATTCATCACTGAGGCAAAGTGGGCTTACCGGTGGGCAAGCGAAATCGGGGACCGCGAGTACATGCGCAAATTCATTGCCGAGTCAGAGCAGCGAGAAATGCCTTGACGCGCTAGGGGATATGTGATACCATTTATGCAACGGAGAAAGGAAACGACATGAAAACACAAAAAACACGAAGGCGAGGCCCAGGACAACCTCGAGTACGCCAAGGCGTAACCACCTGTAGAACGCTGAGGCTATCCCGAAAACAGGCGGTGGCGCTGTTCTCAATGTCGGCAGAATTTGGTATGTCCCAGAACGGGCTACTATGCCTCATGATCGAGATGTGCAAGGCGGACTCGACGCAGTTGGGTGAGTTCGTTGTGAAGAAAAGGAGGGTGAAGGTATGAGCAAAACATGGATTACAATTGTCACGCCCAATTATGCAACGGAGAAAGGAAACGACATGAAAACACAAAAAACACGAAGGCGAGGCCCAGGACAACCTCGAGTACGCCAAGGCGTAACCACTGGTCGCGCAAGACTAAACCCTACCGCAGATTCCGCGCCTCTGAACCGTGAGCTTCTTCGTATTCCGACCGGCACAAGACTTCTGGTTAAAGACAAGAAGGTAGCCCACTTGGTTACATGGTATAAAGTCAGTTATGGCGGCAAGACGGGTTGGGTAAGTGAGAATGACGTAGACGCCACAGTTGCGTAAATACATTGTGAAAAAACGGAGGGCGAAGAAATGAGCGAGAAAGACATTCACAAATTATCCAAGAAGCTCGAGGATTTTACAACACGCATGGAACGCGAAGGCAAGGTGGTCTTGCCAACGCAAGAGACCCCAAGAGACAGAGCGATGGCGCTGGTGGATGGGGTCATCAAAGCCGAGATTCGCAACAATCCACACTTAGCCGATCAAGTCGCGGTCCCGCCAAGGACACTCAGGTCCTCGAATATTCTAAGGAATTTTGTGTTATCAGAGTCGGCGGGCGATGTGGTAAAGTATACGACCAGAACAACGACAGAGGCCGACAAAAAGGCACTGTTCTGGGCGTTGACGCAGGTGTGCGCTAAGAGCCTCATGTGGATGGAGTCCATCATAGCGGCTAACATCGCTGAGAACGCAGATGGCGTGGCAGAAACGGAGGACGAACGATGAGCATCAGCACATTATTTGAGTGTACCGTGTGCGACAAGACGGAGAAAGAATCCTTTCGGTTTGCGATGCAAGGAAAGAAAGCGATTTTACCTGAGGGATGGACGCAAGATAAAGACCCTTTGTATGTGGGGCACGGGCTGTTGTGCCCAACGTGTAGCGAAAGAAAAGCGAAAAAGGCGGACGCATGAGTAGCTTCGAGGATATCGAGCACGCCGATAGGTACGGCGAGACGTACGGGCATTGCAAGCACGGGCACGGGCACACGCGTGAAGACGGGTGCTACCTGTGTGATGAATTGGACGAAGACAACGAAGAGGAGGACGACGAATGAGCGACAAGAAGAATGTTGAAGTGTTGGCCGATGTTGTTGAGGCGCTGTTGCCCCAAACGACACGCTGCGCTCCACAGGACACGTACAATGCTGACGTGGCTAAGCGAATAGGTGCGCTAAGCGCAGACCTGCCGTATGCGCAAACGTCACCGAAAGGATCGGGCGGTCAGTATAGACCGTTATCGTGGGCGAGAGTGTTACCAATTGTGATCTCTGCAATGACAAAACACAACCTCACATATACTACGAGCGTACCTATCAGTACACTAGGGCCGTGGCTTCACGTCACGGAATACAAACAAAGTCTCGGCATGTTAGCCGAGGTGTGTGTGGCTATCACGTGGACCTGCACAGACCTCGATAATGCGAACATGGTCACTCATTTCTGGGGCCACGCCACAGGGCGTAGCTTTGAAGCCGTTGGTGCGGCGACAACATACGCGATTAAGTCCGGCGTGAGGCACATGCTGCACATCAATACTGGTGACGATCCAGAAGAGACGTTCAACCAACAGCACCAGAAAAAAGAAGAGCCTGAGCCTTTGTCCGAGGAAGACGCGGCGCTAATCGAGGAAAAGAAAAAGAACGACGAAGCCTACGCAATGGTGGCTAAGGACAGTGGCGAATTGCGCAAACAAATCCTAAGCCTACAGAAGAAAATGAATGTGTCCAAGGAAGCCATGAAGTCATGGGCTGGCGCTGTGTATGGGGACAAGACGTTTTTGGAGCTTTCAGAAGCCGAGCTTGTGGACATGCTCAACAAGTTTGCCCCAGAGTTTGCGAGTCGGCTCGACAACGACGCGCCGTGCTCGAAGACGCAACTGATAACCATACACGACCTTGCCAAGGCTAAACTTGGCACGGACAAAGGGGATGTGTATAAAGGCTTCCTTTTCGGGGTTGTCGAAAAGGACTCCTGCAAAATACTAACCACCAGCGAAGCGTACAAAGTCATTATGGCGCTTGACAAAATGGAGGATCAGAGCAATGTCAGACTTTAGAATGCCAGACCTGAACAAAGTTTACCTTGCCGGGCGGCTCACCCGCGACCCTGAGTTACGCCACCTTGGCTCAGGAAGCTGCGTTTGCACAATGAGCCTGGCGGTGAGTCACACGTACAAGGACAAGCCCGGGGAGAAGCGCGAGGATACGCTGTTCGTCAACGTGAACTCATGGAACAAGCAGGCAGAGTATAGTTCCAAATATCTCAAAAAAGGCTACCCCGTCCTTGTCGAAGGCAGTCTGAAAAGCGATGCGTGGGAGGACAAGAACACTGGTCAGAAGCGGACTGCGATCAAGGTGCAGGCGCAGCGGGTACAGCAACTCGACTGGAACGATGCGAACGTTCCGGCCACCAACGAGCCGCGACCGGACGGGCACGCGCCCGAAACCAGCGATGACCAAGAGGACGACATGCCGTTCTAGGAAGGACAACATGAGTATACCAAGAGAAGAATGGATCGAGTACGGATTGCCTATGCACTTCATTTGTGCGCATCGATGCCAATTCCATAGGGGTACGGAGATCGGCGCTGTTGTTGTGTCCACGGTGGGCGGTATGCCACCCGTCCCAGGACTTATTGGGAAACCCAACAGTGAAGGTTCTGCCGAGATCGGTTGGGACAGATATTACGAGACGATGGTGTTCGTTCGAGAAGGTACACAAGACTGTGGATGCCCTAATCTTAGCGGACTTGAAATGGACAGCGACGGCTACATGACCCACGAGCAAGCCGACGCTGGGCATACTGCGATGTGCATCAAGTGGGCCGAAGACCAAGACGCGCTACTTATGGCTGCGCAGGAGGATGATGAATGATGAACTTAGCACGTAGGTATATGTACGAACGCAAGATCGCGGGTCGTAAAGCGAAGTATTATTTGCATCGCGCCGTGGACACGAAGCTGCGTATAGACGGGCCGTGGCAACCCTCCAAACGAGCGGCTATTGTCGGACTGAAAAAGCTGCTGAATGCGAAGGGAGAGTCCGTAACAGAGGACAAACACGCCGAAACTTCACATTTTGGAGATTGAACTGCATGTGTTCGCAGCGCCGATGCAGCGCCCGTGTGCCGGAAACATGCAGAAAACTCGAAGCGCTCAAGCGGAACCTGAGGGAGGTCGGGTACGATGGGTAATCAGAACTGGGAGACGCCGCCGGACTTCTACGCGGCGCTAGAAAAGAAGTTTGGCGCGTTCGATATTGACGTGGCAGCAACACCCCAAAACGCCAAATGTCAGAGCTATATTACTGAACATGGGGATGCTCTGTCTAAGCGCACCGATTGGTTTGTCTCAGGGAATAAACACGCCTTCTGTAATCCACCATATGCCCACCTTGCGCCTTGGATATATAAGGCGCGAGGAGAAGTCTACTATGCCAGCAGTAATCAAGCCAGCGTCATCCTGCTAACCCACAGCACGTTCGGGGTCAAGTGGTTCCCAGAGGCATTGGGGCTTGTGACGCGGATACATCAGTGCATAGGGGCGCGTGTGCAGTTCGTGGACCCTGACGGCGCACACAAATGCGGTAACAACCGAGACACAATGGTCTGGGAGTTCACTAAGGAGCGCGTGCGCGGTCAGGTCGTGTGCTGGGACTGGCGCGTGGACGTGCCGGAGCAACTGGAGATAGAGGGATGATAATAACTTTGCGTGACGCGAGGAAGATACTTGATACCGTGAGCGCGGACGAACTAGGACCGTCCAGCGTGGGCCGGTGGGAGTTTGAATCATCCTACCCGCCATTTCCCGACCGGCAAAAGGTTGCGATGCCGGACGGACGGCTGGCAATTATCAGACGTTATACTGTGTCGGGGCTGCATAGATGGCTGGACACCCACTTTTTTCGGATGGAGATAGAGATATGATAAGACCAAGAACTGCGAAGGATATCGTGCAGGCGTTGGCCAAGAGACACGCGGGCGACCTGTTTATCCCGGAATGTCGGGACGGCCCAACTAACACTCGGACGCACCTTCGTATGGACGCGGTGGCTATACCCAGATCGTGGACAGAATGGCGGGTCATCGGGTACGAGGTCAAGGTATCACGGGCGGACTTCGTGGGTGACACAAAATGGCAAAGCTATCTGACGCTCTGCAACGAATTCTACTTCGCATGTCCGTGGGGCCTGATTGATCCAGGAGAATTGTCTGCCGGGGTTGGCCTGCTCTACTTGACCAAAACAGCACATCCGAAGTTGATCCAAAAAAAGGTGGCGGCATACAGAGATGTTAATATCCCACTAGACCTGTTCAAATACATCCTGATTTGCAGGGCGCAGATTAGGGGAGAGGGTGACGGAGACAACAAGAACGCCAAAATGGAGCGTACCAAGGAATGCCAGGAGTTTCTTGACCAAAAACGAGAGTACTCTTTGGTCGGATATCGAATAGAGAAGTATATCAAGTCACAATGTGGCGCGGTGGCAGAAGAAAACAGCCAGTTGAAGGAGTCCATAGAACGGTTCGAGACGCTGGCTCGTATCCTTAAAAAAGCAGGCATTCAACCGGAAGACTTGCCGTATCATGCGTACAACGTTCGCACGTACATGGCGGAGGTGTGTGGCGCGAAACACGTATCGCGGCTCATCAACGACATGGAGGATATGATCGCGCAATGGCGCAAGACTGAGCAGAAGATTGGCGACCCTAACTTGGACATAGAGGAGGATCAAGAATGACCAGAAAACCAAAACCAAGGTACATGGTATACGTCGCAGGCTGCTATCGAGCCGACACAATAACACAAATCGATACGAACATCAGTCAAAAACCAAGGAGAAAACAGGATGAAGATCGAAGATAAAACAGGAGCGAGAACCAAGATTGTGCGCGTATTGAACAATGGGGAAGTGTTCTGCTATGACCGCGTTTTTTACATGATGTGTGAGGTTGGCGGTTGGTGGAAAGGGGGCATCAACTTGAGAACTGGTAAGGCGGCGTTCTTCTCAGACGAGGATCGTGTGACACTGGTCGACGCACGTGTGATCGTGGAAAACCGCACTTGACACAGCGGAATAAAAGGTGTATAATGCGAGACGCAATGAGAAAGCGATACGACATAGAACGCCACCACTTAATCCCCCTGGTCCTTCGCGCCTTGCGCAGAGGCAGCCTCCGTGTATCGCTGGCTGATTGCAACCAGGGGGATTATTTTGTAAGGGCATTCCAATGAAATATCTCGAAATTGTCAACTGGCATAAGTTCCAATCTCACACCGATGGGCGTCCGGTACATTGGGTAAAAGTGCATGTTACCGTCCTTCGTGACTACCATTTTGGTATGCTAAGCAGCCGTCAACAGATCGTTTTGGTACTGTTATGGGCTCTGTCCGGGCAGCTTAGAAGCAACATACCGTTCGATTTGCGTTACATTAGGAAAGAGTTACCGGTCAAAAAAATACAACAGCAAGACATACAAGTCCTTATAGACAAACACTTTTTGAAGATATCCGAAAGCAAAATCCGTAGAAAACCGTGTAAAGAGCGTGAAAATTCGGAAAAATCCGTGCCCAATCCGTGCGCTAAAGAAGAGAGAGATATAGATATAAAAGAAGAGAAGAAAGAGATAGGCACACCCTTGGAAGTAAACGTCAACCCTGCACTTGCACTTGCACTTGCACCTGCTATAAATAACAATAAAAAACTTAACAAAAAAGTGTCAATCACAAAACTCAGAGAAGAGTTTGTAGAAACATTGTGGGAAGCGTGGCCCCAAGCACAGAACAAGAATGGGAAAGATCGGGTGCGGACAAAAATAATGACACTCAAACCGTCTGAAGAATTGATGACAGAGATACTTGAGGCGGTTGAACTGTTCAAGAAAAGCAAGCAATGGAATTCAAGCAACGGAGATTTTATCCCAAACCCGTCGAACTGGGTTCGAGACAAGGGTTGGACAGCCAAGCCAAACGTTTCAAAAGGGACAACCTTTTGCAACGACACACCAGCCCAGGCTATTAAGGGTGTGTTTGTTGAATCAGCAGGAGAAAATGCATGAGCATAGAAACATGGACGGAAGAACTGATTGAGAAGGGGTTGATACCACGCGCGCTACTCAGATGCTCGTTTACAAACTCATCGCGCAGCATAGAACAACGTAATATTAGCGCGTGGGAAGAAGCTAAATATTGGACTTCTGGAAAAGCAAATATATGGATTCAGGGAGAAGAAGGTGTTGGCAAAACATTCTTGGCCAGGTGCATCCTAAATAAATGCCGGAACTCATTAGCTTATGTGGGTGAACTGAACGCCATTGATTGGTATAACCATGTTAAGGAATGGGGCGGCGGAAAGGCAAACGAAGATGTGAGGAGGTGGGCGCACCCAACCGTTTTGATCGTCGAAGACATTGATAAGGCGGCATGGGACAAAAACACAATAGCGTGTCTGTGGCGATTGCTTGACAGGCGAAACGACGAGGAACGCAACACGATCATAACGACAAACTTGGACGCAGAAGAGTTTGCGCAGATGATTGATGCTGCGTCTGGCAATAAAACATATGTGACAACCATGATGGCTCGCCTGAGCTGGCCTGGGAAACCGTGTGCCCAATGGACGCTCGGCGGCAAGTCGCTCAGGAGAGGATGACTGCGGGATATTGTGAACTTAAGGAACATAACCAGAAAGGGTAAAGACATGAATGTATGGCTAGTGAAAGACAGGAGTACCGGGTGCATCATGAGCGTATGGCTCGACTTGAACAGAGCCAACGCAGCTCGCGATGCCTATCGCGATGCCTGTGGTGGATGTTGGGTCTTTGGTAAAACTGTCGCGGACGGCGCGGAGTTTAATGGGCTACAAACCAAACTCAATAAGCTCACGGCGGAACACCAGAAGGAAGTTGAGAAGCTCAAAGCGGACCGTCACGAGTGGATGGAGAAGGCGAAGAACCAGTTGCAGTTTGCCGTGTGTAACGAGGAGCTTCAAGCCACAATTATCGAGCTCAAACAAGACCGCGACGCGTGGATGGCCAGCTACGCTTCGGACGGTGCATCGTGGGTAGACAATGCTCAGAATAGCCAAGCGGAGTACAACAAGCTAAAAGCGGAACACCAGAAGGAAGTTGAGCATCTGAAAAAGAGGCTAGAGTTCGCGCAGACATATCAAAAGAGCATCGAGCAAGACCGCGATGCGTGGATGGACACGGCCCACCGTGCCAAGGCGTCGTCTGATGCGGCGATAGGAATGCCGATGACGGAGGAGGAGGACAGCGAATGAGCACGAAGCGGGAGAGGTTTTTCAACTGGCTTGTAAACTATAGCCCAGATAAAGACGACCTTAGCGAAATGTTCTGGAAGGCGTATTGCAAGGGCGTCCGGGACGAGCGGAAACGGTGCAAGACGTGTTTGTACAAGGCAAAGGTTGAAGAGTGGACGGTGTTCGGTCACGATGCGTAAGTACGGGCGGAAAGACAACAACCAGAAAGAGATCGTCCAGGCGTTCGAGACGCTTGGGTTCAAAGTTGTGGATATGTCCTCGCTGGGCGGTGGCGTGGGGGACATTCTCGTTGGCGTGCGAGGCAAGAATATACAGCTCGAAATAAAGGGGCCTGACGGCAAACAAGAGGACACGCAGGTCGAGTTTAAGGCAACGTGGACAGGGCAATATGATTTAGTGCGCAGCGTCAAGCAGGCGTTCGAGGCGTGCGGAATCGAAACCAAGAACTGAGAAGGGAGAATGACATGAACGACTTTAACGTGGGGGTGTTGGTGATAACGTTTGCTGTTGCGGGTGGCTGCATGACTGTTTTGTGGACAAACTGGGGTGTGGGAAGGGGAATTGTCATGAACTTGTGGAAGCGATACAAAACTCAATGCTGGGTGATTGTCGTGGCTCTGACGCTAGACGTGCTCATGTTCATGGTTGGCGCGGCGATCGGAGTAGGTACAAGCGTGGGCGAACCGGATTTGGAGATAGGGGGGCTGTGGGCAACGGTGCCATACGAAGCCCCAAGCGAAGGGCAAGGAGATAGTTTGACGGTTGGGGGTGGGGATGTCCTAATCGAGAATGTAGGCGAACTTGAGATAGCAGACCTTGACCTTGATTATGACTTTGGTATCGAGAGCACATGGGAGATCGAGAGCACATGGGAGTATGTGTTCGCGTACGGCAAGGACAATAAGCAAACAATGACCATGACCGACCTGCTAACCCGGATACAGCGAGTCAACGAGATATACGAGACTTACGACGGATGCCACGCTCTAGGCGATTGGATCGAACCAATGCTAGCCCTGGTCCAAGCGCAGAAGAACGCGCTGAATACCGACACGGGGATCATGCTCCAAATGCGGGGGCTGGAGGAAAGAATTCAGAAGTTGGAAGTTAACAAAAACTAAGAGGAGAAGTACCATGAATAAAGTAATGGATAAAGTAGTGATCGTTGTAGGAGTAGCCCTTGTGATTCTCGTATTGTCGGCTAGCGTGGCAATATGGGTAGATGTGTCACAGGAGTTGTCCGGCGAGAAGATCGGCATACAGATTAACTACGAGGATGTTACCGGGACTGTGACCGAGCCGCGCACTCAAGCACAAATCATATACGAGTCACTAGCCAGCGGAACGCCAATCCACATATCAGGCACGGGGCTGGAGATGAGTGCCGTGGTCACGAAGGTGATAGGTTCTTTCTTTTATGTTGACGACGCAAACGGTAAGTATTATGACTTCCAGAGAGACGACGACCGATACGTTGTGTCTGAAGAAAAATAGCACTTGACGCGGAGCAAGAAAAAGTGTATGATAACGTATGGTTAAAAAGAAAACAAAACTGACGCCCGATACCAGTAACGCCAATCGCGGAACTGAGCGCGGACGCGACATGCTTGACGTGTCACTCGAGAAACACGGCGCTGGCCGGAGCATCGTGGTTGACAAGACGGGCAACGTCATCGCTGGCAATAAAACACTCGAGGCCGCGCAGAAAGCAGGGATGCCGATAGAGGTGGTGCAAACGACAGGCGACAGGCTTCTGGTGGTCCAACGCACTGACCTGGACCTGGACACACCTGAAGGGCGTGGGCTTGCCATTGCCGACAACAGAACGTCTGAGGTAGGGCTTGAATGGGATGCTGATATACTGGCAGGGTTGGACGTGGACTTGGGCGAGTTTTGGAGTGATGGTGAACTAGAATTATTGGTGAATGATGATATAGCACGGAGCGAGTCATGGACAACCGACAAGAGTCTATGTTCCGAAGGCGGGGACGGTATATCCGATGAAGCTGGCTATTCGCTAAGTTCGTTCTGGAAAGATTTACCCAGCCAACATGAAACAAACGAATACATCTTGGAGTTGCCGCCAAGAAAAGCATCCGACGGAGCAATGCTCCAAGCCTATTCCAGAACAAACGCCACAGCAACTGAGCGCATTGTCAAGACCTACATGCGAACTGGCGATAGGTTCTATGAGATGTGTTGCGGGTGGATGACGTTTTGTGGCTTAACGCGATGGGTGATATGGGGAGCGAGGCAGAGCGCATACTGGTAGACGGCGGGCTGGCAACGTTTGTCATAAACGACTATCGAAAAGGTGGCGCGTTGGTGCCTATGCACGCCGATTTTATGAACGCAATACTGAACGGTTCACGGCTAAGGTTGCACGATTTTGTTGTAGCTGAGGTTATGTCACAGGGTATGCGATTCAGGAAGCAGAACTACAAAGCACGCTATACTGTCAAGTGCCACGAGTATGTTATGACTTTCAAGAAACCCAACAAGGGAGCAAAAAAATGAGCAAGTGTGTATTTGAAGACAAAGAACAGTGCAAGTGCTGCGTGTTGGCAGAAGAGAACACGTGCTGCATGTTGCAGGATTGCACCAATGCCAAAGCCTAAACCAAAGAAGCACATAACCCTGTCGGGCACCGTCAAGGTCCGTGGTGGCCGCGTCAAGAACGAGAAGCCGAAGCGGAAACCGAAGCGAAAACCGAAGGCAAAACAACACAGTAAAAACACAGATAATCTGATTCTGTGGAAGCATGGTGAGTCAGGGAACCCCGCTGGGAGACCTGTCGGAGCCAAGAACGGTATACGCGCAAGATTGAATGCCATGCTCAAGAAACAAGCGCCGGCAGAAATACTGGCCGCGCTCAAAGCACATCATATCAAACTCGAGGACGGAGACTACGCTGAGGCGATGGCGTATATGTTGGGCATGGCAGCGTTCACCGGCAAACCAGCAGACCGGCTTGGGGCCATGAAAGTGATCCTCGAGCAGACCGAAGACCCGCTGGTGAAACGGCAAGAACTTACAGGCGCGGACGGCGGCCCGGTTCGTATCGAGGACGTGCCTGACATGACCACAGAACAGCTCATGGAGATATTGCGCGAGGAAGGCGTGAAGGAGGACGGTGATGGCGACTAAGTACGAAAGGTGCCGATGGTTATTAGTTGACCGAACGTGCCGAAGATGTGGATACCAGACTTTGCGCGTGGAAGCAATACTCACTCTTTGCAGAAAGTGCCCTTGTTGTGGGGCGTTTTCACTAAGTGCCCCTTCATGGTTGCTGCACAGCGGACTTGTCTGTAACCGAAGAGCCTATTATCACAACGAATGCCGAGGGAAGGTGATCATGTTAAAGACTCTCTACTGGGAATGTCGGCTCTTGACAAACTCCCTGATTAGATGCAAGCGGGAGATACTCGGCTCGCTGCCGAAGTGGGTGCAAAGGGGGATTGGGCATGAATGAGCCTACGCGGCAACTAAAGAAATCTATATACGACATACTCGCCGTTGTCCCGTCAGATTTGGGATGGACAGAGAAGAGCGTAAGAGCTGGTATCGGCGGCGTTGTGCTAGTTACGCCTGTTGCCCCGCTTGACGTTGGGAAGGCTGTATACTCAGCGTTGGTCTTCGGCATAGATCCCAAGAATGTATTCGAGTTTGTTCGGGTAAACGGCTGGTTTAGTCTTGGCATGGCCGTGTCACTCCAATATATGACAGAAAGTATGTGTAAGTATTTGTTGTCCGTAGGCATGCCAAAAAACAAGTGGCATACATCCTCAAGACTTTTGCGGGCGTTGATTAACGATGACTGACACAGCCGCCAAATACATAAGAGCGTTGGAAGTCGCCATGAGCCGGTTACGGGACTTGGTTGTTGACGGATGCTCCGAGGATGTGAGGCTAGAGTTGGCGCGGACACGTAGCAATAGTCTAAGAAGCTCAGAGTCAGTAGAGCACGTCGAAGCGTTACGGCACACCATCAACGCGCTTCGAGACTTGGTCGTTGATGGGTGCTCCGAGGAGTTGCGTAAGGATATGCTGATACAACGCGCCGAGGAACGGATGCTCGATGCGCTCGAGGAGTCCCAACAATGAACAAAGAAACGATGGCGAAGTTGCAGCAGATGCAGATGGCGGGTGTGGGCCTCACGGGCTGTGGTTGCCTAATCTTTATCTTTTTCCCGTTCGTAGTCGTAGCAGGCGTGGTGGCCTGCATGGGCGTAGATTGGCTGTTGAACCTGTGGCTGTCGCTGTGGGGCGTGGGGTTATAAGACACGAGTGGCAAGCGAAGGGAGGATGCGCGTGTGCTATACGTGAAGCTGTGGGGCGTTCCGGCATGAAGCTCAAACCCAGAGATGGGATTACAGAGGCGGTAACGTGCCAACGGTGCGGTGTCGTCTTTGGTAAGTTCAAACGACAAACGGTTAAGTATTGCGAAGCGTGTCACAAAGAACAGCAACATCTATCATACCGACTTAACAACAATTTTACGGACGATTTGGACGAGGGCATATGGCCCAACGACATCAAATTGACGACGCAGGACTGCGCGATTTGCGGAGACGATCAGGTGGAATGTGAGTACGTGAACGGACACTGGACATGCGAGGTGTGCATCGATGCCTAGCGTTGATACACGCCCACGCCCAACGCTACGAGGTGCAGCGGCAAAAGAGAGGTTCCGTCGGCACAAAGCGCAGACCAACTTCATAGACTTTTGCAAGGATATTGATCCGCCTACACCGTGCGGCGAGTTCATCATCGGCGATCATCATAGGCGGCTGGGCGCGACGCTCGACAAGGTGATCTCAGGTGAGATAACGCGGTTGATGGTATTCATGCCACGACAGCACGGCAAGTCCACAATGATCTCACAGCTATTCCCTTGTTTCTACCTGGGGCATAACCCGACACAGAACATAATTCAAACCGGATACAGCGGGGGCCTTACTAAAATACACGCAATCGGCGCACAGAACATATGCGCGAGCGACCGGATGTATAAGCTATTCCCCCACATCCGCGACGATCCAAAAGGGATGGGGTTCAAACCAATTCACCTGCAACCAGCAACAGAGTTTAGCGTAGCTCAAGGCGGGCAATACTACGCTGTGGGGATGGACGGGTCTGTAGCAGGGCGAGGTTGCGGTGGTCTTATCGTTGATGACCCGTTGAAAGGGCGCGAGGAAGCCGACTCCGAAACCATACGCAACAAGCGAGCCTCGACATATGACTCCGTATTATATCCGTGCGTCGCCCCTGGCGGCTTTGTCATAATAGTGATGACCAGATGGCACCCTGACGATCTTGCAGGACGGCGTATCGAGAAGATGGACTTGGGCGAGGAAGAGTGGCACATCCTGTCAATGAAGGCTATCACTGACGAAGGCACAGACAACGAACGCGCTCTGTGGCCACACGTCCGCGACCTCGAATTTCTACACAAGACCAAGTTAGCGGTAGGGCCACGAGAGTGGAATTCGCAGTACCAGCAAAACCCGACCATTGAAGGGGGCGTCACATTCAAGCGCGAATGGTTTGTCAACAAGCGGTTCAACGTTGGGGACAGCGAGCTACGCAAACTGATGGTGTCCAGAATCATATCGCTCGATTGTGCCAACAAGACAGGGAACGACAACGACTACACGGCGTGGTCGGTAGGCGAGTTGTCGCCCGACTACTTGGCGTATATCCCAGAAGTTGGACGCGCCAAGATGGAGTTCACACAGCTCCAACAGTTCACAGAAGATTTTGCGATGACGCATAATGCCGACGGGAAACTCGAGGCGTTGCTTATTGAAGACCAGGCGTCAGGCACGCAGTTGATTCAGGTGCTGAGGGATCAAGGCCCGCCGTGGTTGCAGAAACTCGTTGTGGCCGTCCCCGCAAATATAAACAAAGTGCTGAGGGCGCAAGGGCAATCGACGTGGTGTTGGAATGGATGCGTATGGTTACCTTACCCGTGCGCAGAGACGCCCTGGCTACAACCGTTCGAGACGGAGTTTTTCGGGTTCCCGGCAGTGAAATACGACGACCAGACAGATTCGGTCGTACACTTGATCTGGTATTGGCACCACTACCTCGCGGCGGGGTTGGGCGTTGAAGAGTATCTGCCAACACGCGAGACAACAGAAGAGAAACTGGTACGGCGGTTCAACAAAACTGATGAGTATGAATATTAGGAGATCATGACATGGCATTTCTATCAAGACTGACCGCGAGACTGGCCGCGTTGGTGTCCGGCAAAAGCAGAACGAGCCAGAGCCCACGAAGCTACCGGGATGTGTGCGTATTGCTGGAACGGTATTATGAGAATAATGCGCTGTACGACGATCTGCGTAACGAGCTGATTGAACGGGCGAAATGGGGCGAAGCGGTCAAGGCTCTACGCAACCCGACGTTCCGCGCAGTGGAATTCTACGCGGCAACCGTATGGCCCGGTCAACTTCCGCAAGCGTTACCGCTCGAGGTGAGCAAGGAGAACGAAAAAATAATCGAGCCTATCAAACAGATTTGGGGCTGGTCAAACTGGAACCAAAAGAAACAGGTGGCGATCCGACAGTTTACGATCACCGGCGACCTGTTCTTACGCATCTCCGTGTCCGAGAACGACAAGCGCGTGTACATTCAGGTAGTGCCATCCCGAAACATAACCGAATGGGAGACGGATGAGCGCGGGTATGTTGTGTCACTTCGATACGAGGTTATGAAGAAACGAGATGACAAATCGGATTATACATACACAGAAATCTGGGAGAAAGGCGAGTCGGCTGCCACCATGAAAATATACGAACATACGCGAGGTGTGGCGGCGGAGGTCGCCCAATTGGGGACCCCTATAAACACCGAGTCCATGCCCTTCGATTTTGTCCCCTGGGTCCATGCGCCGTTCTTGGATTATGCTGACGGGGCCGGGATGGGGGGGATGCCTGCGATATGGCCTGTGATCGAGAAGATCGACGAAGTGAACCGCAAGGCGACTCGTGCAAGCCAGATGATGTTCCGGTACAACAAACCGACAATGTTGTTGATGGCAAACTCGTTGGACAAGAACGGGTTCCCGATCCCCGCACCCAAGATGCCGGTTGACACGACCAAGACGGAGCTAAATGATGATACGTTGCTCAGACTTCCCGGCGTATCATCTCTGGAATCGCTAGTACCTAAAGTGGACTGGAAAGCGTTTGCGGACGTGATCGCAGCGGATATGGAGGAAATCAAGTCGGACTTGCCAGAGGTGCGGGTATACGACCTGATGCAGGCGGGCGACAACCTCTCAGGCCGCGCCATCGAGTACAAGTTGGGTCCGGCCATATCGAGGGCCAAAGAGGCGAGGGCCATTGCAGAAACGGCGCTGAAACGCGCTGACGAAATGGCGTTGACAATCGCGGAAGGGCTTAAGCTAAAAGGATTCCGGGGCCTTGGCACATTCGAGGACGGCGACTTCGAGCATACGTTTGCAGACCGGGACGTGCTCCCATTAAGCGAACAGGACCGGGCCGACATAGCGAAAGTATATGTGGATTCCGGCGTGACGTTAGTGCAGGCGTTGGCGGTCGGTGCCAATTGGACGGAGGATCAACTCAAAGAACTGGACAAAACTAATGCGTTCCTCCCGGTGGACAAGACGCCGGAGCAGGTAGTAGCAGAAAAGGAAGCGGGCGCCGCGGCTAGCGAGGCTCGTTTGCAAAGACCGATCCAGGCCACGATTGACGCTGTGGCGCAAGGGACAGGTAATTTGGCGAAGAGTGGCGTGATTCAACGCGCAATAAAGTAACCGAAGGGAGAGTGACATGCCGAAATTAGCAACTACCTATTTGTGTGAGTTTTGTGGGGTCGAATGGAAAACAAAAGCGGAGTGCATCGAGCACGAAAAAGAATGCGAGCTGAATCCCGCCACCAAAAAGAAAGACAGAAAACTCCATTGGGAAGTAAGTAGTGCGCCAGGGAATCGTTTTCACCGCGCGGTACTAACCAAGCCTGGCTTTTGCGATATCAAGGTCACCGTGCACGGCCCCTTGCCGAGCGGCGGTATTACTGTTGATGGAGCACTATTGAGCGAATGGTCGGGAACGGATTAGCTGATGACACTAAGAGAAGCGGGATCGAGAGTCAGATTCGAGACGGTGGCAACGCTCAAGATGATATTTGAGCAAGCCGAGGTTAAGGACGGACAGCTCGTTTTGCGAGAGGCAAAAGCCAACACGCGATTCGTGATGCTACGAATGCGCATCCTCGGACACGTCATGCGAGGCTTGGCGAAACTGTTGGGTCTCAAGTTGCTGGTAACTGGCTATGGCGTCACCGACGTTGGTGAAGTCAGGGGAGAACCGTTCGACGGGAAACCGACGGACACGATCAAGAGAGGGAGTTGACATGCCGGATTGCGACAACGGATACCCATACCAACACCAAGAATTTACTCTAAAGTGGAAGCCCAATACTAGTGAATATATGATGCTATTCTTTTGCCACTCGTGTGGGTCCAAAATAACAATCAACGCCAAACTCTCAGAGGAAATGTTTGAATGTCTGATGCACTCCCAGGCGAAATAATCACGCTCGAAGAGGTCGAGGCTATCATGCTCGAAGCGGGCGTGTCCGCCGAGGTCGTGTCCGCTATGCTAGCAGACCCGGCGTTTGTCGCGTGGGTGGATACGATGGCGAACCACGCTGCAATCGCCGCGCAACTTGCATCGGAGGGAATTGAGGAATCGGCCAAAGCTGCGATATGGCAGAAGTCTATCGAGTCCATCGGTGGGCAAGTGGATGACGTAGCAGTTGCGGCGGCGCGGCAAGGCAGCCAACTCGTAACCCAAATGACGAAGGGCGAGATTAAGACCATCGCAGAAACGATAGCGCAGGGCATGATTGACGGGTTGCATCCTGACGCGATAGCGCGGCGGCTCGATATGATCAAGGGGCTTGATAGCGTGCGAGCGCGTCAGTATCTCAAACATCTTGATGCGCTCGCCGAAAGCGGTTACACAGATGCCCAGATTGAGCGGATGGGCGAGACGTATTATAACCAGCTGTTGAAGGAGCGGCGCGAAACAATCGCGGTCACGGAATCCGCTGAGGCGCAGGGCGAATCGGCGATGCAGAACGCAAAGGCTATGGAGGCGAAGACGAAGGTCTGGATCACGGTAGGTGATGACCGTGTGTCAGATGCATGTCAAGCCAACGAATCAGAGGGGGCGATCCCTATAGACCAATCGTTTGGCGGCGGGGTGATGCATGAACCACAGCATCCTCGATGCCGTTGCGCGACGGTATACCAGACCAGCCCAGCGCAGACAGCGCGGGCCGACGAATCGTCCAAACGCAGAGCCGCTGATACGGCGGCTGCGAAGGAGACAGAATAACTTTTTAGGTGCGTGCGGGTTTTGTGATTCGTGCGAATAATGGCTTAAACAAAAACCAACGAAGGAGAAGAGACAATGAGAGATCGTGAACGAGCAGCAGCTACAGAAACCGCAGACACGATGCCGATGAACGTCCTGTTTGGCAAAATTCAGGGACTTCGGGAAGCGGCTGAGGATATGTCTAGGGAAGTAGAAGACCGAATAAACGACCTGGTCGGGCCGCTCTCGACCGACGCCCCTGCGGTAACTGATGACAACAAGCCCTCAGGAACTGCTTATGGCAATTGTCTGGTGGATATTGCACAGTCTGATATCTGCCGTATATCACAACACGTTGACCGAGTGTGCGCAGCGGTGCGTAGGCTATGACCAAGATAACCGTCCATGTCGAGACAACACAGGCCGCCGTAAAATACTCGAGGTTCCTGCGTCTGGTGCGATGGCTGTTTGGGAAGTTGGGCAAGAAGAAGGAGACATAATTATGGGCAAGCCATCCAAGTTACAAAAGGCACTGTTGAACTCAGCAGACATGCCTAGTCCAGGAATGCCCGTTCCGCCACGTAGGCACGCCTTCACAATCCCGCGTTCGTTCAAGCTGTTCGGGCGAACGATGAAGGTTAGATATGATCCTGCGTTGATCCACTATGATAATGTCAAAGGCCAAGCACGAATGCGTGATGGCGAGATTAGACTACAATCTGATAGCGCAGGCACTCCGCAGTCTAGGACGCAGGTAGAGCAGACGTTTTGCCATGAGTTAGTCCATTGTATTTTGAATGTGCTCGCAGAAAAGGACCTTTGCGCCGACGAACCGTTTGTTGAGCGATTTGGGTGTGCGCTCCACCAAGCCCTAACCACGTCTGAGGGAGATTTGGACAAGTGACTGACAAACCGTTTTGGATGGCAATTCGCCAGGCGCTCTTGATAGTCTTGACCGCTATCGAGGATATGCTGGGTGTGCCCAGAACGAAAAAGAGCAGGCACAAAAAATAGCACTTGACATACACAACGAAATAGTGTAAACTATTTAGCATAACAGTTTCATAGTTGCCGAGATTACTTAGCGACGCCATTTCTACGCAGCGAGATTACTTGCGGTGTGGGCATGACGCCGCTTTTTTTATGTCTAAACGAAATCCAACGGGCCAATGGCTCAGGAGGCAACAATGCCAGACGAAACGAAACCCGCCGATGGCGACAACACCCCATCCCCCGACGAGGGGAATCTCGATTATGATGCGTTCTACAAATCTTTGACCGACGATCAACGAACCGTTATCGACGGTAACACAAAGAACCTGAAAAGCGCACACGAACGCCAGAAGGAAGCCAATCGAGAAATGAAAGCTACGCTCGACGCAGCCGCCAAAGACAAGGCCGATGCTGATGCGGCAAAGGCCAAGAGCGACGAAGAGGCGCTTGAAGGACAACAGAAATACCAAGAACTGGCTACACAGCGCGGCGACCAACTTGCGGCGATGGAACCAGAATTGGCGACATTGAAAGCGGCCCAGGATGCTATGACGACAGAGTTGACGGAAACGACCGCGGCTCTGTCCGGGTATCTTGAGGGCGTCGTGACCGACTTGAAGCTGGACGATGCGACAAAAGAATTGCTAGACGGCAAGTCTGTCCGCGACCAGCTAGCGTGGGTCACCAAACACAAGGATACATTGACGAAAAAAACAAGTCACTTGGGATCAAGTCCGGGAGCCGACATAGGCGACAAGGTGTCCGACGAAGAGATCCTAAAAAACTCAAGACCTATACGCTAAACAGCGTGTAGGTAGGAGACAAAACAAATGTCAGCACTTAGCATTACTGCAATCGATGTGCATGAAGTATCCCACATCGAATCTACGAGCGGACCCGCCGGGGAAGCACTTACCGCCGGTCAGTTCACTCGATTAAACACCACGACCGGCCATTGGGAATTGGGCAAAGCTACAAGCGCCGCCGAATGTCATGGCGGCGGCATTGCGTTGAACGATGCGGCTATTGGGCGGACCGTGACGGTACTTAAACAAGGCATCGTTGACCTGGGCAACGCGCTTAGCGCGCTCAGCTACGACGACGATGTTTACCTGAACGACACGGACGGAACGCTCGAAGACGCGACCGGAACTGTCGAGAAACTCATTGGCACTGTCGTCCCTGGTATGGGCGCAACCACAGCGGACAAACTTCTCCGCGTAGACCTGTAGGAGGTGTAGATCATGGCTAATAACACTTTGGACTGGGGATTTTACACCTACCGCGGTTTGGCAAGCGTGAGAGTAACGGACGTCGGCGAGGAAGAAGTTTGGACGATGATCAAAGAGAGTGTCCGGCTGTACATGGACCAGGTCGCTCGGATACACGCCACCACTGTGTTCACGACCGAGAAGTTTAAGACTAATTACAAACTTCCTGGTTCCGGAACGTTGCAACCTTTAACTGAGAACGGCGTGCCATTGCCCACAAGACAGCTTGGTCAGTTCGACGTAAGCTATCCGATGTTCCACGCAGGTGATGCGTGGGGTTCCAACCGCGTATCTCGTGCGTTGATGACCATCGAGGAAGCCAATACGGCGACGCTCAGTATGCTCAGAAAAGACGCAGACTGGATGCTCAGACATATCTTCGCCGCGGTATTCTATTCAAGTGAGTGGACGTATGTTGATGAGAAGCACGGGTCGTTGACCATCAAACCTTTGGCCAACGATGACGCCGTGACGTACCCGAAAGTCGGCGGCTCATCGAGCATTGACAACCATTATCTCGGACAGCTCGCGGACATTAGCGATTCGGCTAATCCGTTCCCGACCATTCGCGCGGAGCTCACAGAGCACCCGTCGAATACCGGCGAGGTCGTTGTGTACATTCCAACGAATCTACAATCCGATATTGAAGGCTTGACGAACTTCGTCGAAGTCTCCAACAACCTTATCAACGTTGGGATCGCGTCTGATACCGTAGCCGCTGGCGTAGACACGTTACGCGGATGGGGTGACGAAGTTCTCGGCGTTGTGGACAAATGTATTGTCGTGCTGGCTCGCACGTTGCCGGACGATTATATGCTTGCCCATTCACTTGGCGCAGGACCGTACGTCGGTCAGCGCGAATTCCCATCCCCATCCCTCAAAGGATTGGTGTTGGAGAATAACAGCGTGGACGGCAACCTACAGGAGACTCGCGTTATCAGAATGTGTGGTCACGGGGTAGCGAATCGTGTTGCAGCAGTGGCGTACTACGTGGGCGCGGCTTCTTACACCGAGCCTAGCGACTATGACACGATTCCACTTCCAGTTTAACGCAACGCAACGAATGGAGATTTTGATATGAACAGAAAGAAAATCACAATTGCCGTTGTGTTGTTTGTGGCGTTGGTTTCGGCGGTTGTTATCGCCGCACCTAGCAAAATGCCTATCCCGTGGGGGATAGCGCAAAAGCTGACGGTGACAGGGACCACGAACCTGAAAGGAACGGCATCGTTTGAAGACACTACTACAATCGTCGATGCTGTTCTAACCCCAACAGACACAGCGCCAACGGCAACCGAAGGCGCGATATACGCGGACGATAGCGACAACGCGCCGTTGTATTATACCGGCTCGGCGTGGGTTAGCATGATCGCTGGCGGGTCCGGTGGCGGGACTCTCGATACGTCCTATGACTTTGGCGGGTCGGGTAACGGGCGCACGATCAACGCAACGGACGGGACTGTGTTGATCACGAGCACGGACGCAGACACGGCGTTTCTGTTGACGCTCACGCCTACCCCTGGCAGCTCAGCGGCTCTAGGTGGATTGGCCGTCACGGTCGGTGCCAACTCCACCCAGGACGCGATACAGATTAGTCAAGGCGGTAGCGGCGACGATATCCAAGGCACGGGGGATACGTGGGCCGTCACGAAAACGGGCGCGGCTGTGTTTGTAAGCGCTGCGATCCCGACAGTACAAGTTACGACCATCCTGAACGTTGACGAAGAGATTGACATTGATTTCAACGCCAATGATGAACAGTTACGTATTGACTCGACTGGGGCGGATTATGCGGCTGGTTCGGGTATCCTCGAGATATACGATGACTCGACTGGGCAAGCTAACACGTCATACCTAATTCGCGGTATGCGCGAAGCTGACGCCGATGCTAACGACGGGTTTATACAGTGCGTAGACAACTCTGACGGTAGTGACGCGAGCGGCGATGATATGTTCATCGTAGGCGCGGGCGGCGCAGTCACAGCGGCTGGCACGCTTACCCTCGATGACGGGTCCGGCGCTTCGCCTAGCTTGTCGTTTGTTGATGTAACAGACGAAACCGCTGTGTTCTCGAAAGCCGATGCTGATGTGCTGAGCCTTACCACAGACGCTACCGATGGGTTGAATATTCTTGTCGGTAACTTGTGGGTGGGCAACGCATCACCTGGCACGGCCTCGATGGACGGAGAAGACTGCTATATCGAGGGAGACGTTGAGATTGATGGAACGTTGACCTTGGACGGCGCGTTTGCTCCAACATCGTTGACGCTCGAGAACGGTGGTACGATCAAGAATGACACCGATACAGAGATAGAGTTTGGCGAGAATGGAGAAGACGTTAGTCTCGATTTCGGCTCGGATTCTGTTGCATGGGCTACTGATTCCGGCGTGAGCGGCATGGCGTTTGGTGTTGTCGATGACCTGTCGGGTATTGGGACTATAGCGTTTGATGCAGCGGCTTCAAGCATCACGCTTCCGGCGACCGGCACAGCACACGATCTTACCATTAGCGTCACGGGCGCGGTAGACACTACGCTTGCCCTCGCTTCATCTGGTACGGCTGCAAACGCACTGACCATCGTTACGACCGCTGGTGGTATTGACATCACCAACGGCGGCGCTGCTAGTGGCGAAGACCTGGACATCAGCTCAACGAGCGCATCGGTAAACATAACCGGCGGTGAGTCGGCTGCTGATTCTGTCAAGATAGTATCGAGCATTGGCGGGATCGATATTCTCTGTTCGGGCGCAGCTGGTGGCGAAGACATTGACATTAACTCGACCGGGTCGAGTATCAATATTGTGGCCTCGGAAGATGATGCTAGTGCTATTACCATGAACGCTAGCGCGGGCGGAATTAGCATTTCGGCTGCTGGTGCATCCGCTGAGGACATCCTGATTGATAACATCTCCGGTTCTATGAAGATTTCGGCTGGTGAAAGCGCTACTGATGCGCTTATTCTTCAATCGGATATTGGCGGTGTGCAAATACTAGCGGCTGGTGCGGCGGACGGTGAAGATATTTTAGTCACCGCCACTGGGTCAAGTGTGTTCATCGAGTCCACACAAGGCGTAGAAAACGCTATTGTTCTGAACGCATCGACGGCGGCGGGCGGAATTGATATCACGTCAAACGCGGACATTGATATCACGACTACCGGTGCAGGCGGCGAAGATATCACTATCACCAACACGGGTGGCTCGATTGCGATAACGGCAACCGAGAACAATGCAGCCGCGATCACTATCACCACTAACGGCGGCGCGTCCGAGAAGTTATGTCTTACTGCCACCAAAGGTACTGGTACGGACGCGATTGATCTAACGGCGACAGCCGGTGGTATCACGCTCGAAACCGCTGCGGCTAAAGACCTAACGTTCACGGTCGGTGCGGCTGGCGACATAAATGTCGGCACGGATATCGGCATGAAGTTTGGCGATGACGGAGAAGGCATTGAAGGTGACGGCACAGATTTGGCTATCACGTCCTCGGCTGATCTTTATCTGACCGCTACGACGGATGTTATTATCCCGACTTCGGTCGGTGTGACATTCGGTACGGGTGAGAAGATCGAAGGCGATGACACCGATCTTACGATAACGTCTGGTGCTAAGATTGAGTTGACAGCCGTGTCCGATGTGATTATCCCGACTTCGGTTGGGGTAACATTTGGTGACGGCGAAAAGATAGAAGGCAACGATACGAACCTAACCATCACATCCGGCGCTCTGATTAACCTCACTGCTACGGGTGCAGGTGGCGTAGTCGTTCCGGCAAACGTTGGTATCCTCTATGGGACTGGCGACAGCATCATAGGGGACAATACAGACATAACCGTGACCTCTGGTGGCGCTATTGACTTGACGGCTGTGACAGACGTTGTAGTGCCTGCTAATGTTGGCGTGACGTTTGGGACCGGCGAGAAGATTGAAGGCGACTCAACAGACCTTACAATTACGTCCGGCGGTTTAATCGAGTTGACCGCGACGACGGACGTAGTAATTCCCACCTCGGTAGGCGTCACGTTTGGCACAGGAGAGAAAATCGAGGGTGACGATACTGACCTGACTATAACATCCGGCGGTGACATTATCCTCACTCCTATCTCCTCGATCAACATGAGCGTTGCGGTAGAGTTGGCGGCTGGTACGACGACTAAATTGAATAGTGACTACCAGCCCGAAACGCAGTCTGTGACGTTCGATGTTGAAGAGGCTGTGCTTGACGCAGATGACGGGACAGGAATTTCGGTTGCGAGCTTGGACCTGAATTTCAATGCCCATATCCTACGGGCGTTTGTGAACGTTTCGCAGGGTTACAGTGACGCAGGCGACACAGTGGAATTGATTATCAACGCTACAAACGACGCTACGACACCGACGACAACTCTTGTCGCAGCACAGGACAATAGCGCGGCGGGGTTGCTTGCATTTGCGCCCGCAAGCAGCACGAGCGTAGTGATAGCCGGGTTGTCGGCTACGGAACGCTACGTTATCTTGCTGTTCAAGGACGTTGGCGACGATGGCAGTACGAGCGCGAACCTTCAGGGTACGTTGATTGTCGAGTACCTAAGATACTAGGAATTCATACGGCGGGTATCATCATATGAATTGATACCCGCCCGTGGAATGGAGATAGATTATGGCGATTACAGAAACGCGGGGCGGCGTCGCGCCGTGGAATGGCCGACTCGAGCACAACGTATACAAGTGGACGTCCACAGCGGGCGGATCGGTGTCTCTCGAAACGGCAAATATCGAGGGCACGATTGAACGGGCAATACTAATGCCAACAGCAGGGACAGCGAGCGGTCCAACAGCATCACACGCAATTGTAATGCTTGATGAGCGTGGATTGGACGTGTTTGGTGCCATCGGCGGAACTCTTACTGCAACAGATACAGTCCAAGGGCTCGTGACAGGCGGCACGGACGCGGTGTTCCCGATAGCGACATACGGCCCATTAACGTTGACCATCACCGGCGCTGGCTCGATTAAAACCGGCACGGTGGACGTATTTTTCCGGCGATAGAATCATAAGGAGTAAGACAAATGGCAGACATTACAAACGAAGAAGCTATCAGGTTTGTGAACGAACAGATACGTCCGTTGGCCGAGAAGATGCGAGGCATGAAAGCAGAGGTTGATGCTGCACTGACGACATGGTTTGCAGGAGTCAACGAGAGTATTGGCACGAGCGCAGAAGATGCAATCGCTGATGGCCGTGAAGCCGAAGGTGTAAGCAGACTCTCCGCTGCTGATGTATATGCGTTTGGGGTGCAGATGTCAATATTTCAGACCGCGCTTGATGTGGAGGGTGTTGCTGAGATTATCTCGAAGCCGTGTGTGCGTCCGCTACAGGTAGGAAACTAACAGCATGGCTTGGAATGTTGTATATTGTAACCTTGACCTCGGCACTGGTGATAATGACGGCAGCAGCGAAGCTAACGCTTGGAAAACTCTCTCTGACCTTATTGGTGGGTACGCTGCTGGCGACCATATTCATGTTACTGGGACAGAAACTCTTGCACAAGATACGGACATCACGTTTGCTACGGCAGGTACAGTGGATAATGCTGTTTGGTTTGAAGGATACGATTCAAGTCCTGGCGATGGTGGCACAGCAACAATCGTCTTTGATAACGCAAACCACTCGTCACAGTCAATGATTTTGACGGGGGAGAATCTTGTTTTTGGAGGGTTCGATATTTCGGGACCTGCAAAGGGGGGGTTAGTGTATGTTAATAATGGATACGGAATTAAGTTCATTCGCTCCACTTTAAGCAACACAGGTTCCGTATATCTAGGTTATAGTTTGCTGTTAACAGGCTCATGTGAATGTTATCAGTGTACGTTTAAGACGGCGGGAACTGCTGCGGCAATATTTGTTAACAATGCCTCTAGTGGGGTTGCATACGGTTGTTTGTTTGATGTGACGGGCAGTGCCGTGGAAATGAGTGGGAACAATAAATCTATATCTGTAATAGGTTGTATTTTGATAGGGGATGGAGGAGCAACAGATTATGGGATTAGCTTAAGGGCAGCTAGCTCAAGGTTAGGGCTCGTCTTTGCAGGCAATACAATATACAATTTCGGGCACGGAATACACTGGGTTAATTCCAGGATCATTAGTTCTTTGCAAAGTGTTTCGATTATCAATAATATTTTCTCAACATGCTTGTACGGACTCTACAACGCAGATGTAACTAATAATGCTGGGTGGCCTCTTGTGGCACACAATGCTTACCATGCAATAACCACAGCGCAAACTTATGGATTCACAGACATAGTTCGCATCGGCGAAGTGACATTAACAGAAGACCCATTTACAACAATCGGCTTTGATTTTGCGTTAAACAATACGGCTGGTGGTGGTGCTGATTGTAAAAGTGTAGGAGCGCCAACAGACATTGACCTTGATGGGTCGCAAGACAACTGGCTTGATATTGGGGCGCTGCAAGTTGAGCCGAGTGCTGGCGGAAGTGGTGGTGTGATCCCAATGATCGGCGGACAAGGAATGGTGGCTTGATATGTATTTAGGCGATTATGCAGAAGATTACACAACACTGAACTTCAAGTTTACGACCCGCGCTCTTACCGGTATCCCGACACAGCTTGCAGGCAGTCCGGTGATCTCTGTTTACAAAGGAAGTGCGACCGACACAGAGAAGACCAGTTCAGAATCGTACATCACGCTCAGCGTGGACTTTGACGGGAAAACAGGGCTGAACGGGGTTCTGATTAACCTGAACGGCGATGCCTTTTTCGCTACCGGCGAAGATTATAACATCGTGCTCACCACAGGCACAGTGGATAGTGTAAACGTGGCGGGCGAGACTATTGCGACGTTCTCCATCGAGAACCGGTACACACGTGGCACGGATAGTGCAAACAAGACAGTCCCAGATGCGGCTGGAGTTGTTGCCACGTATATAGGTATTGCTGGCGCAAATCTTACAAATGTATCGTTGAACACTGCATACAACGATGCCAAGACAGCGGCACAAGAGGGTGACGCTATGACCCTCTCCGATGCTGCTATTACAGCCGCAAAGTTTGATACAGATGCAATCTCTGCCGCTGCTATTAAGGCTGATGCGGTTACAGAAATACAGAGCGGACTATCCACGCACACGGCGGCGAACGTCAAGACGGCAATCGAAACCGACGGCAGCAAGATAGACCACTTGTGGGAGATGACCGAGAACGATGGCGGCACGCGCCGACTGACAGAAAACGCTCTTGAGGAAGCCCCGTCAGGCACGGTCTCTGAAGCGGGCATCGCAGATATTGTGACCGGCGTGTTGGCTGGCGCTGTGGACGGGACACTGACCGTCGCTGAAGCGTTGAAGCGGATACATTCCGCTGAGTTGTGTAAGGCGGTTGTCACCGTGGACGCCACAGAAACGACCATAGCGTGTTACGACGAAGCTGATACCGATGTGGTGATCACACTTACTGTACAGAACGATTTTTCAGGACGGACAAAATCATAGAGAGGATACGATTATGACTCCAGGAAAAAGAGCGGAACGGCTAGCAAAGGCGATGAACAAATTGCTCGCAGCAAACGCGAGACTAGGTGAGGCTTTGGACGTGACGTTGCCGGAAATATCGTACAGATTCGCCAAACGGCCACAAGACAAACTCCTTCGGCAATGCGAGTATGGCGCGTTGTGCGCGGAACTGTTAGCAAGTGTTGTGCGAGATGTGGACGTGATATCAGATGCCATCCCGATTATAGCTCGATTGCTCGTGGAGGATGGAGTGAAGCTGGTTGAATCGACTTTGGCAGAATATAACGACGCTCAAGAGGCGTTGAAACAGAGCATCGAGTCGAGTAGCGTTGCGGAAAAGGCACGAAGAGAGCTAAAAAAAGCCCTCGGCGACGAATCAGAATCGGAGAAGATTGTGCGGGAAGAGGCGCTAGCGCAAGCCAAAACGCTAGACCATGATAGATGGATTGAAGCTCAGGCGGCTAAGGAACGTCAGGACAAAGCCAAACTCGATCATTCTTGTGCTTTGGATGCGCTGAAACTCGCCAAAGAAAAACAGGCGCAGGTGCCGGTCATGATAGTTCCCGCCTCGCTTACGGTAGCTGATGTGATAGACAAGGCTAACACGGCGATTGCCAAAGCCCCAAAACCCCCCGTTGTCACATTTGCCAAACGGCCCAAACCCAAAAAGCGGGGCAAGAAATAAATGGCTCCCCCAGCGTCATACACAGAAGCGACGATCCATGCTTACATGCACGCTGACCTTGGCGACGTGGCAGGGATTCTTGGGTGGACTGTTGAGGCCGACAGTTACGACGAACCGCTGACGAACGCCATGCTCGAGTACGGGACGGATGACGTTGAAACCATCAGCGGCGCGGCGAACATCACGAAGATACGGCGGCTCGCCGTGTACTTCACATGGCGTGCGGCTGTGCCTCAGTTGGGGCTACGATTCGATCAAGATGCAGACGGCGCAGATACTAAGCGGTCCCAGATGCACAAGACGGCGGCAGAACATTTATCAAGCGTTTTTGCTGACGCAATGGAATACCTTTCTATCAACGAAGTTGGTAGGCAAGATATTAATTGGGTCGAAGACCCATATGTGGACACGGCCATAACAGACGCGGAGGACGATTAATGAAAATTGCCTGGTTTAGTAATGCTCCATGGTTCCCGACAGGATACGGAACGCAGACGGCGCTCGTAGTGCCGAGAATACGCGATCTTGGGCACGAGGTGACGCTGATAGCAAACTGTGGGGTAGAGGGGTCATGTCTGGCGTGGGACGGGATGCAAATCTATCCCAAATGCCCACACGGAGACCCGACAAAATATTTGCAGTACGTTGCGAGCCGGATCAAACCAGACATATTCATCACGCTATACTGTGCATGGATGCTGAAAGCGAAGATGTTTCAACCGCGTTGGGTTCCGTGGACGATGATAGACAGAGAACCTCAGCCCGATATGGTACTCGAACAGATCAAAGAATCGTTTCTCCCAATCTCGTGTAGCAAGTTTGGGGAACGGATTTGCGACAAGAACAAGATCGACAATGCTTATGTGCCGCTCGCGGTCGACACGAAAGTGTTTAAGTCACGGATGCGATCCGACGCTCGCGCAGCGATTGGGCTACCACCCGACCCATTTATCATCGGGGTGGTGGCGGACAATAAAGGGTATCCAAACCGAAAAGCGATCCCACAAGAGATACAAGCGTTTGCCAAGTTCCACGCAGAGCACCCGAACTCGATGATGTTCCTGCACACATGCGCCGATCAAGGGCGCGGGTCCTTTGACTTGATTCCCCTAATAAAACATTTGGGGATAGAGGACGCGGTTAAGTTCTCGGACCAAGATATGTATAAGCTGGGGATGGAGAAAGAGTATTTGGTTAACGGCTATAACGCTATGGACGTGTTGGTCAACGTATCGATGGACGAAGGATTCGGGCTGACGTTGCTCGAAGCGCAGGCGTGTGGAACGCCGGTCATCGCAGGTGACTGGACGGCCATGCCCGACATAGTTTTTGGCGGCATTACAATATCGAAAGACGAAGCAGAACCGTTCTGGAACCCGACGGGCGGGTATCAGTACATGCCGCACGTGGACGCAATTCACAAAGCATATGAAAAAATGTACCGTTCAAGGGCCGCCGGGCCCGATTATGCAAGGCGAACGCGGGCCGGTGCGCTCGACTACGACATTGACGTTGTGATGGAGAAATACTGGACACCGTGCCTGGACAGACTGGAACGCATGGTTGCCGAAACCCCAACGTTTGAAAAGGCGATAACAGAATGAACGGCGAGAGACGGGTCTTAGAATTGGGTTGTGGCAGAACGCCGTTACCCGAATCGAGTATCAGACACGATCTGGTCAAGCATTCTGATTTTGTTGATATAGCCCACGACCTGGACAATGTTCCATGGCCGTGGGAATCAGCGTCAATGGCGAAGATTATCGGGATTGACGTTATGGAGCACCTGAAACTTGAGATAGCCGATTGGCTCGACGAATGCTGGCGTATACTCGAACCAGACGGGCTGTTGATCATTCAGGTGCCACACGGGAAAAGTTGGACGGCACTCGCGGACCCAACGCATCGACGGGTATTCCACGAGATCACGTTTGACTATTGGGATAAAGAATCGGAATGGCACAAACATTATGGCTCAATATATTTTGGTGACGCAAACCGATGGTGGACCGTTGCCTCGAAACACGTAAAGAGTGAGCCGTCACGATATGGCGACATTGTCTCGCTACAGTTTGTGTTGAAGAAAGCGGGATAACATGGCCAAGATAAGCGCCACAGAACTCGCCGCATTGCGGGCCGACTATGATGATATCATGGGTGACACGCTGTATGTTGGGAGCGAGAGCGCCGCATCTGCCGATTGGTCTTCGGACCCCGCTACAGGCACATGGACATATACGGGGTCTGCGATTGCGTGTGGCGTAACGCTTGGTATGTCAAAAGAGATTCTGCACAACGGACAACCAACGATGACCGATGGAGTCATTCGGATTCCGATTGGTACGTCGGTAACAGGGGTACAACGAGTGCGGGTCACCAAACGACATGGAGAGACGCTCAGTCCGGCAGAAGATTATGCAGTGATTGGGTCGCCTCGGCGCGGGGCGGTTGGCTTACAGCTTGCCGTTCAACGTGTGGTTGGTAATTCGTCTTTATAAACGCAGGAGAATACCAGTGGAAATAGCAATCACCACGTCAGTCGTAGCCGGTGCGGCTACGCTCATTGCGGCGATGTTCAGGTATGGCCCTGGGACAAAGAACGGGGCTAACGAAACGACAATAGGAAAGTCGTTTGTGCGGCGCGAAACATGCGCCGCTACACACGCGCCGATCACGAAACAACTAGATCGGATTGAAGGAAAACTCGACGAGCTGTTAACGGCTCGGCAAGAATAGGAGACAGGAAACATGGCAAAAGAAATCGCAGTACAATCCGTTGGGATGACCGGCGGAACGGTAACGACTGCCGCAGTGGATTATGATCTCGGTATGAAGTTCCTGAACGACGGCAAAACGCGCCTCTATTTTGTGGGCGATGCGACGGCCAACACCGTTACGGTTACAATTACGGCCAACGGTCAGGTTGCAGGTAATGCCCTCGATGACGCGACGGTCTCGTTGGATGGTAGCGCCGCCGTGGAACTCGCAGGCCCGTTCCCTCCGCAAATATTCAACACGGTATCAGGCACGGACGCGGGGTGTGTGTGTATGACGTTCACCGGGTCAGGCACAGCCGATTACGAAATCGGCGTGTTCAAATAGGAGATTGATGAGATGGCAAAAGAAGTAGCAGTACAATCCGTCGGAATGACCGGTGGCACGGTTACAACCGCAACTATAGATTACACCCTCGGCAACAAGTTTCTCAACGATGGCAAAACGAGGGTATATTTAGTGGCGGACGCGACAGCGGACAGTGCTACCGTGACCGTCACGGCCAATGGACAATACGCAGGTAACGCCCTCACTGACGCAACCGTATCGCTTGGCGGTAGCGGAACCGTAGTGATAGCAGGCCCGTTCCCTCCGCAAACATTTAATGCGGTCTCTGGTACGGATGCAGGTTGCGTCTGCATGACGTTCGAGGGCGACGGCACCGCGCTACATTCTATCGGCGTGTTCAAGTAGGAGAGCGGATATGCCTTTGAGAATGAACGTGTTTGTACGCGCCTATACCCCGGCGGTCATGCTCCAGTTTGCCGGACAGACAGACGACAAGCTACAGGAAGTAGCCGAGGAAATGGCGGAACGGGCGCAAGACTCACCTGGTTCAGGCGGGGCGCCTCGAATCACAGGCAACCTTGCCCGGAGCATAGAGCCGGTCAAACTTGGGCCTCGCATGTATCGGGTCGAGACTCGAACAGCGGATATTACTGGTAGAGGTTACGGCGGTTATGTTCATCAGGGCACCTCGCGCATGGCTGGTAACCCGTTTTTTGCGCGGGCGTTTCCAAAGGCGATGAAGATTATAACCAACGGCGGGGACTGGTAGCGATGGCTGTTTTCGACACATTGGCATGGTTGGGCAAAGGGCTTGCGGCGGTCGCGTATGCGGCATCCGACAGCACTAGCTCGATACAGGTCATTGGCGAATATCTGACTGCTGTGGGTACGCCCTTGTACACACTTGTTGGCACGCGGGTCAAGTCGCCTGTCGCGCCCAAAGGGTGGACGAATACCACGGCGGCGATTTTATACCAATGTACAGAGCGTGCACATGCGTCAGATTCGTATGCGCGATTTGTCACATGCACGTTCAAGTGTTACGGCGGGTCTGCATTGCCGTCGGATGCCGTCGCTGTGTACGAAGCGTTGGTGACTCGGTTACACGGGGTCAGCAACGATACATCGGCAAGCGGTCGAATCGCGGGCGCGTTTTTGTCGCTGTCGTCACTAAGCGAAATGGAAGAAGAGACCGGATGGCCGTTTGCGCGGGCGCAATACGACATTCACATACAGAAAATTTAGGAGACGAAAGACATGGGAAATGACACAGGAATGATCAGAAAGATCGCTTTTGCGCACGAATCCGAAACGCCACCCACTAATCCGGCGACCGGCAGTAACATAAACTGGAACAGCCTTCGCGGAACATGGGACGTTGTCGGAAATGTGAACGATGGCGATGTTGCATCTCTGGCAGAAGACTCGATAGGCACTACGCCTCGTGAAGAGTCTGTTGAAGAGGATGCGCCATTGGCTCAGAATCGCACAGGGTATACGGTGTACAAGAACGGCGTGGACGAGGTCTCGTTTGCGATGTATTCTGTCACCGACAAGGCGCGAGCTTTGTCGAGCACGGCACAGCGGACCGCGAACAACGTCGAGGAGACTACGGACGTTGTGTACAAAACGATGGTCGTTGAAATCGCGGGCGTTGGGTACGACTATTATCCTCGCGTGCGCGTAAAGCTGGGTGAAGCGTCAGGCTCGATCAAAGAGGTTGCAGCTCTGGCCGTAACCGTCGGCGTATGCGGCGGTTGGTACAACGGTTTGGAGATTCCGAGCGGCTGTAGGTGGTACGGTAACAGTAGCTGATTAGCGGAGCATAACAACGGGAGGTCATAAGATGACGGATGAACAGAGGGTGAACGATACCGATGGTATTGTGATCGCGGAATGTATTTTGCGGAACAACACGCCGATTGACGTTTGGGACGGCGTGAGCGTATCGCTGCTAGGGTCGAGTGATGCTGAGGCGTGGATTGACAAGCACATGCCAGGCATACAGAGGCTCGACAGGCGCGTGCAGGTATGGGAATCGGAACTGTCGAAGCTCATGAACGCGCCGTTTAAACCGCTTGTGGAAAGCGATGACGGCGACGTTAAGAAGAAACGCAAAACGAATCCTATTGCAGACGCACTGGCAAAACGCGAAAAGGCAGAGGATGAGGTTAGGGCTAAGTTCGCAGAAGCGAAGGCGTTCCGGTTCTCGGCTGTCGTGGTTGCGTTGAAAGATTACGCGCCCGCAACGTTCACGGACCCGGTGGTTGCAAAAGCGACCGTGCCACAAGTGCTCGCGGCGTTCAATAAGTTGCTGGGCTTAACAGACCCTACGTCAGTTGGCGTTCGTTTGGGGCTACGAGCGGTCCAACAGCAAAAGACGGCTCTGGACATAAAGTAGAATTTACAAACGACACACTGACTTCGGTCAAGTTGCAGGTCGCAGAAACATACTCTGTTGACCCGTGGCTGACGTTGAGCCGTTGGTCGTGGCCTCAGATATGGCTTGCGCACAGGCACCTGGTCGAGACTAATGCGAATGCTAATGCGCAGAGCGGCGGGTCAGGAGCGTCCGCGTCACAGCGGAAACCTGGCACAATGTCGTATGGCAGTTTTTTAGCGTCGCGCGGGATAACCACGTAGACGCTTGAGGATATGAGATGGTTATTGGCGGAACAAAAGTTGGCGACGCATACTGGGACATTGGCGGTCGCCTGACAGGACTGAACACGGCGCTGGTCGCCGCTGAGACGCGCACCAAGGCAAGCATGGGGCGGATATCTCAGGTGGCCGGAATGGCTATGACTGCGATGGGGCTTGCAATCGTTGGGGGGCTAGGCGCGTCCGTCAAAGTCGCCTCAGAATTTGACCAAGCCATCACAAACGCGGCGAGTGTTACCGGCCTTGCTGGTAACGAGTTTTTGGTAGCCAAAGAGAAGATGGCTGAGTTGGCCATGACGTTGGGGGAGACCACGGTATTTAGCGCCCGTAACGCCGCGAACGCATTCTACGATCTGTCTTCAAAGGGGTTCGACGTTGCATCAATGTCAATTCAGGAGCTTGAGCCTTTCCTTGATTTAGCCGCCGCTACACAGAGCGATCTTACCGCCGCGACAGAGTTAACCACATCAACGCTGAATGGATTTGGTTTGGCTATTAGCGATACTGGACGGATAGCAGACGTGTTGGCGTCTGCTATTGGGGATAGTGCGGCAAAGCTGGCAAGCCTTGGCATATCTTTACCGTATGTAGCGCAAACATCAAAACAACTTGGGGTAAGTCTTGAGGAAACGGTTGCTACATTGGGCGTTCTATACGATAGCGGTATCGAAGCAAGCACAGCCTCCACCGGGTTGCGAAATAGTATGCAGGATATTATAAACGTAGCTGGGCCGGTTGCACAGAAACTGGCCGACATAGGAGTCGACGTTAGTGATCTTGATTTTGAAACAATGGGGCTTGTTGGTGTATTTGACAAACTTGTTGAGCGAGGATTAACGGCTAAAGACGCATTGGTTATCTTTGGCAAACGGTCTGGTACGGTTGCTTCTGCGATGGTAGATAACCGAGCAAAAATAGATTTGTTGACCGAAGGGCTAAACGATGCTGGTGGCGCGGCGCGCCGAATGGCAGAACAACAACTCGACACGCTCATCGGCGACCTAACTAGGCTCAAGTCGGCTATTGAAGGCGTGGCCATTCGAATTGGCAAAGCGTTGACGCCTGCGTTCAGAACGGCTGTGCAATGGTTAACGCCGTTTGTACAAGGGCTTGGTAAACTGTTGGCTGCCCATCCAAAAATCACCGCCGCGTTGGCATTGATCGCGGCTGGGTTTGGGGCGATACTCTTGGTTGTGGGTCCACTTTTGATTATGTTGCCCGGTGTTGTCGCAGCCATGACTTTGTTGGGTACGTCTTCTGCCGCCGTTGGCGTGGCCGCCGTTGGCGTGGCTGCTGTGGGCACGGCGGCGGCGGTCACTACCCCCGCGCTAGCATCAATGGCAACGGCGGGCTCTCTTGGGTATTTAGCATTTGGCAAAGTTGCTACCGGCGGGGCCTCAGTAATATCTACGCTTGTTGGCAGTGGTGGGTTGACGGCTGGGATGTTAGGGTTTAAGGCTTCACTTTTGGTGACAGGGACGACACTCCTTGCGACGGCAGCACTTTACGCCAAGGGGACATATGATTTATACAAGATGGGAGAGGCTGCATGGTATGCGGGGAAGGCGCATTGGGAACAGAAGAAAGCTCTCGAAGGGGCCACGGTTGCCGATGAACGACTCATCAAACAGATTGAAGATTCCGGCGTTGTGGTTGACAGGGGCACGCTCGAAGGCAAAAACCATGCTGAGATGTTCGAGGAGTTACGCAGACAGATCACCGCCGCTGAAGAAGCGCAAGGCAAAGAATTACATGCGCTGAACAATGTCTACGATGCCACAACAGGCGCAATTCTGACCACCAAAGAACTTACAGACGCTAATGCCGATATGGCGACAAGCACAGACGGAGCTACTACCGCAACGCAGGGTTTTATGGACGCGGAGTACGAGATGCGCTGGGCGTCACAAGAGGTTTGGGGTACTGTAAGCGCGTTCGAGGCACTCGAGAATCAAGTGCGGCGTGCAGAGATTGCAATGCAAGACTTGGCCAGACTTGGCGGTGACGGCGGCGGACGTGCATCGGGCGGTGTGGTAGGACGTGCTACAGGCGGCAGTCTTATCAACGTTGGCGAGCGCGGACCAGAACAGGTCATGCTCCCAAACAACGCACGGGTAGCGAGCAACATTGAAATGAAAGCAGCGATCCGTGCTGGTGCAGAACGCGCCATGTTAGCTAGTGCTCCGAGTGCGGGATCAAATTCGCAGACAAGCATCACGATTGACGGCCCGTTGGTGCAAGCCACGATTAACAGCGAGATGGATATCGAAACTGTGGGGCAAAAGCTCTTCGCGTTCATCGAGCGCGGGGCCACAGCACGCGGCATGTCTCTTGTGGGAGTGACCGGATAAATGTATAGCTTTACGTTCAACAATTATGATCTAAGCGCATACGGACTTGCCGTGACGCAGATACCCCGGCATCCGGGTATGGCCGATCCAAGATTGAAAGTTCACGAACTCGGCGATGCTGACGGGACCGTAGACGAAATGAGTAGCTCCGGGCCGCTGTTCCTGGCGTTGAACGTCAATGTCCAGGGCACAAGCGATACAGATTTCGCAAGCAAGATGGACAGCATTCGCGGGATACTCGACCCGATAGGCGTTGGCGAAAAACTGCTTGTGCTACACCATCAACAGGCATTGCTACCTTCGTTGAACAGAGGGTATTATGCGCGGTTACACTCACCGATCATTGACCATCCAAAAGGGATCAAGAGCGCGAACTTCGACCTCCATTTTCGTATCCGGTCAGGGCATCCCGTCTCGACAGCCGAGACCACACAAGCGGTCACAGTAGACGAAAGCCCCGAAGAGTGGGACATCCCTGCATCGGGCACCGTGGTCGGGAACAAGTTCTGTTACCCGACATACACGTTCACGCAGACCGATTCTACCGCCGTAACCGTTGTGGCACTTGCTAACACGACACGAGACGAAACATTGACTTGGACAGGGAGTTTGGCGGACGACGACCAGCTTAGGATCAATACGGAGAGCAAAGATATTCATAAGTCTGAAGATAGCGGCACTACATGGGTGAACGCTATAGCTGGTAAGTCTTCTGGTAGCTCGTGGCCAAAACTTACGGGCGGCGTGGCCAATGCTATGTCGTTGACGTTGACCGGATCAAACGCTGGCACACTCAGCGCGACGTACAGAGGGAGATTCATCTAATGGCTTCAAAAGACTGGCTGAAAGCGGTGAACAATTTCAGTACGACACTTGATGGTGCAATGAACGATACAGACCTAGAGTTTGACGTTGCTTCCGGGCTAGGCGCGTCCGTCACGGAGTTTCCCACACGGTTAGCAATTGACAGCGAGATCGTCGAGGTCGCAAGCGTATCAACCGATACGTTCACGATCACCGCGTTGACGGACAGGGGACTTGAAGGCACATCGAAAGTGTCGCATAGTTCAGGCGCGACCGTGAAAGCCAACGTGTTCGCATCTTATCTCGACCAAGTACAGGACAGAATAGACGAACTCGATATAGCTGTTGCTGCGCGTATTGGTGGCACGTCCGGGGTGCAACGGTGCGATGGCACGAACAACCTTGAGGTGGTCGCCGACAGTCCTGTGAGCATGAAGGTAAGTGTTGGCAATGGCGCGATGGTTTGGGTGTCGTGGCCCGCCGGGTGTTCCGTGGTGTTGGCAACAGACACGTTGTCCGCAACGCTGATAGCGCCGGTGGGCAATCCGCGCATAGACGTGGCACAATTGGACAAGCATGGGAACGTCGAGGTTGTGGGCGGGACCGAGGCCGGTAGCCCGTCCGCGCCGTCCGCTAGTGCCGATGCGCTGAAACTCGCAGAGATTTACATGCGGGTCGGGATGGTAAGCATCAAGGATTCCGATGACGCATCAAACGGGTATATCACGGACAAGAGGACTTACGCATAATGGCGACGCGCTGGGGCACACATCTATTCGCAGAGGATGTGTTTGGTGTTGACTTTGTTACAACGCCGACGACAGAAGTTGTTGAAGGGTTGTACAAACTCGAGGTGCGTAACCCCGCGTTGACCTTGCTCGCAGAACTGCCATTGTGGGGGCGTGGCCGTTGGATACAGGAGGCCAACAAACCTAGCCTATTAGATTTTGCATACCCGTTTGATGATGATAAAGTGTCGCATCTGGTATACCCAAATTCGGTGTGGTTGTACAAGTCCGACGGCACGTTGAAAGACCGGTTTCGCATACTCAAGATTGACAAGAAAACAGACGCCAACGGCACAGAATTTGTGTGGCGGTGCAAGGGGTTACTTGCCCAGCTTGGGAAACCTAGCGGCACATACACGTACACTGCTGCTGCCAATGCGACAGTACGCGACATTCTTGGCGCGTTGCTAAGCCTTCAAACGACCGACCTCGACAAGATAACGCTCGGCGAAATCGAAGCAAGTATCGGCGATACCGTTGTAGCAGATTTCCGCGCACAGAACATGACCATATTGCAAGCGATTAACAAGCTGCAAGAACAGGTCGGCGGCTGGTTCCGGGTCAATAGTTCTTGCTGTAACTTTTCTCAATTTGAATGGTCACGCCTGAGCGGGGAAGCGTGGGCTGGGCTTGAGATAACGCTTGACCTGAACGCTACGGATATGAGCGTATCCGAGGATTCTGAGACTATTAGAACATCGGTCACGGTCATAGGCGAAGGGCTTGATAGCGATACATGGATTGAAGCAACGGTCGAGAATGCTGTCGGCGTAGCCGCATACGGGGTTATTGGCCCTGAGATAGTCGTTGACAAAAACATCTGGAACGTAGCAGACGCAACAGCATTAGCCACTCTGTTGGTTAACACATGGGCTGTGCCAAAAAAAGTCTACAATATTGGCGCTCTCGACCTCAGCAAACATTCCACAAACAGACTCGATTTCTCCACAAAAGAGTTTGATATGGGGTCGCAGGTGCGCGTTATCGCATCTAATCTGGGCGAAAATATTCAAACGTTCATCGTAAAAACGGCGCGTGATCTTGGCGCTCCAATTAAAGTAACCATCGACGTCTCCGATCCGTTGGCAGGTTCCGTGTCCTCCCGTACAGCCCCGGATTTCCAAGACGTGATGGTGAAATTATTGGAGCGTCAAGATGACGTGCTGATTCGGGACCGGGGGGTCAGCGAATACGTCCGGGACGTGTTACCGGCTAGGCTGTCGGATCTGTTGGGTTACTGTCCGCAAGCGCGGCTATCGGCGGACTTGACCGCGACCGGCACGAGTCTGACGTTCAAAGCGTCACAGAAACCTAAGCTACCGACAACGACGGACGCTCGTGTGTTGGGCCAAAACGGATGGGTCTATAAATGTATCCTTGCACACACGTCCGCGATTACCAGCAAACCGGGACTAGGCCCCGATTGGGAAACGTATTGGGAGGTTGTCACGTCGAAACCGACGGGGCGCGTACCCGAATGGGTTGCAGGAGTCGCGTATCCGGCACTGCTGCCGTTTAAGATTAGGATATACCGGACAGAGGTTGCACGCCGCGACGAAGGCGAAATATGCACGGTGGCAGCGGTCACCGGGAACACGCTGACTCTTGTTGGGCGTGGCAGTGATGACACGACGGCGCAGGCGTGGTACGCGGGACCGGAATCGCTGGTGGCCGGTACGGACGGCAAGGATTATAAGTGCATTTTGGCACACACGTCATCGGCAAACGACACGCCGATCACGGGAATAAACTGGAAAACGTACTGGAAAGACAACGGCACAACCGGCGGCGGCGCGGTGTGGGTTACGAGCACTGTTTATGGTACGGGATCGCCGTCCATCGTGGCCGGGACGGACGGCAAAGATTATAAGTGCATCGCTTCGCACACGTCCGATACGGATAAGAAGCCTATCACGGGCGGCGACTATGCCGACTATTGGGCGGATAACGAGACGCGAAGCCGGGGCGGCGCGTGGGCTACATCAACGTTGTACACGACGGGCGATATTCTACTCCAAACATATAAGTCTCAGGAAGCTGTCGCGTGTGACCTCAAAAAAGACACTGATGAGCTAACCGCCGATTCTGAGACAGAGGTCACCCGCGAAACGCTTGACAAAGAAGTGTCGACCAGGTTGGGTCAATGCCCTGGAACGGTATTGGCTTCAGACCTCGCGTCTGACGGGACCGCGCTGACCATCTCATCTGTTGGGCGGGTTAACATCCCGCTCACAACGGACGTGGTGGTGATAGGTTCAGATTCGCAACAGTATAAGTGCATATCCGCGCATACGTCCGGCACGGCGACGCAGCCTATCACGGGCGGCACGTATGAGACTTATTGGGAGACAACGACTGACGCGGGGAACAACTGGATCACGGCTGTTGATTATGGCACGGCGGACACGTTCCAACTCGAGCTGAGTTTGCCGGACTCGCTTAACGATGATGACATAGAGATCGTGACCGTATCGAGCGTGAGCAGCACAGTGTACACTGTGTCGAGCCGGGGGGATAACAGCACTACGGCGCGGGCGTGGACAGCTGGGTCGCCATTCTTGGTCGTGGGCACGGACGGGAAAGACTATCGGTGTTTCAGAACGCATTTGAGCGATACGGACAAGAAACCTGTGGACGGCGCGGACTATGCCGACTACTGGGCGGATAACGAGACGCGGGGCGGCGGCGGCGCATGGGCCAACGCCACAAACTACGGCACTGGCAAGGCTGTGCGCGTCAAGGCTACGTCAGGATTCATCTACAGGTGCATCCTGCCACACACGAGCGCGGCGGGTACAGAGCCGGGTGTGGGCGCTTCGTGGGCGACGAACTGGGTGCTCGAACCTCACGGGACAGAAGCCGAGGCGTGGGTCACGTCAACGCTGTACACTACGGGGCCGACGTACATCCGCAAACATGAAGTTGTCGAACGAACCATGTGCAACATTATGACCGAAGATAACGTGGTTAGTATTGTCGAGCAAATGATGAGCGATAACACGCCACGCAACGTAGGCGCTTCTGGTTCGCCAGGGTACGGTTATCGGATACCGCGAATGGATCACATGCACGGATTTCCGCTTAGTACATCCACCCCTGAACCCGTTGGCACGGCGGGCGCGGCGGGAACCGCTACAACGGCAAGCAAATATGACCATGTGCATTTAGGCCCGGTATTTGGGTCTGATACCCCCGAATCGGTAGGGACTGCGAATGCGAGTGGTTCGAGTACAGAAGCCGCAAGAATAGATCACGTCCATCTAAGTGGATGGATCGCATATGGTGGCGCATAATGGCAACGAACCCAAACGATTATTGCGAAGAGCCTGTCCAGAGCTTGAACATCTGTGTGTTGATGCAGAGATTAAATGCTTTAGAATCCGACACAAGCCACTTGCGCCGTGTTTCTTATGGGCCGCAATCTTATGGAAGGGGGGTAGATGTATATCAAGGAGAAATTTATGGTTGTAGTAGAGCCAACGTAAATGTTCTTAATAAAAAAGGTGTGTTTCAGAGATCAATAGGGAGTTTTGGAGACGGGGATGGGGAATTCTACGTAACAAACGGGGTGTCTGGTTACGGGGGTGAAATATTTGTGGGGGACGGAATAGAGAGCGGTTTCGGCGATCCTATTCACAACAGGGTGCAGGTTTTTTCAGCAGCAGGCACTTTCCTTCGTAAGTGGGGTTCAGGCGGGGCTGGACAAGGACAATTTGCTAATCCATTAGACATATCAGTATCCGATACTGGCGATGTGTTTGTGTGCGATCCAGGCAATTTCCGTATTCAAAAATTCGACACAGATGGCACATACACTGATTCATGGGGCAGCGAAGGCACTGGTAATGGACAATTCACGCGCCCTGTAGGTATAACAACCGGACCCGATAGCGTTTATGGAACGGTTGTCTATGTAGTAGACTGGGTTTATGACGCCGCGTGCCGCATCCAAAAGTTTACTACGTCAGGCGGTTATCTTGATCAGTGGAATACTACTTCTAGCTCGTTACAGGCGTTACAGGTGGCATATGCAAATGGAGAAGTATGCGTTCTGGTTGGGGTTAGCTACACCGACTATCGCATTTATATGTATACGCCAACAGGGACATTCATTAGAGCAATACGAATGGGTGGAGTAGGGGGAAGTAGCGGGATTGCTCATTTCGATAGGATGTTTGTTACTACCAAAAACACTAGCCGTACTTATTTTAGGAGCGACGGATACCAAACCGAATTCTATGGATATCAAGAGGCAACGAAAGTCACGCTAGGAACACCAGATGCAGGGGAAACGGTACCACACAACAATGCTCTTGTAAATCAAGATGATGACGAAAACGGAGTGTTTGAAGATGGGGCCGATTTTGTTGTAAATCACATAACGGATATGCGATTTGTTGTGGAAGCTGTTGGACTTCGCTATATCAATGGAGAAACAGGCGAGCTATTCAATTGGACTGACGAAAGCGAAGACAATCTGTATTATGTGGCAATGGGTGACAGAACCGATTATGGAGCCACAGGCGGCGCGGCATACGACTGGACTCGCTCCGAGGCTACAATGGTCGCAGCAGAAACAAACGCAATGTACGACATAGACATAGGCGAGATTGAAGAGTGCGTGACGTTGCTCGAAGCGTCAGACTAAAGACAGAATAGGAGACACGCATCATGACCAAACGACAGATGAACGCGGTAGTTATCGGAGCCATCGTGCTCCTGTGCGCGGTAGCTTACGCAGGCCCGCGCTACGTTCCGAGCATGAAGTTGACGGACGGGGACGAAATCATTTACGGCACGGATGATGATTTCAAAGTCGAGTATGACGAAGCAGGGGATGCCCGTCTCGAATGGAGGGATGCCGCTGGTAACATAATGTTGCACTTGACGGACGCGGGCACTACAGGGGGCCTGGGCGTAACGGGCACAGCGCAGATTGATGGCAACGTAACCATGACAAATGCGTCAGACCACTCTGTGTTGACAATAGCCAACGAGACAGATGCTAAGTATAGTTCTCTTGAGTTTTCTCGTAATCGTTCTGGTCCGTCTAATGCCGTAGGTGGCGGTTTGCGTATGTTGAGTGATGTTGGTACCCCTAATTCAAACCTTGAGTTGTGGACATTGACCAGCGGCTCTACCACATCAGCTGCCCCTAATAATTTGTTAAGATTAGGGCCGAGTGCTGGCAATATGTTTCTTGGGAATGGTTCTGCAACTCCAGCAAACGGGACTCAAACAATACTTAATTTTGTGATGAAGGATGATACAGCTTCGCCCGGCGTTGAAGAAGTCTATGCTCAGTTAAGAGCAGAAATCATCGACAATACAGCAGCGGGTGGTGTTTCTGGCGCTTTTAAGATTTACACGACCAAGAATGACACAGAAACATTGGCCGCTACTTGGGATGAAGATCAGAACACTGTGTTGGCAGGCGACGTTTCAACTTCCGCAGGGATACTGGCTGTTACCAAAAACCAAGATGCTGCATCGATATCAACATTCGGCAATACTAATGCTGGTACAACAGCAAGAACGTCCATACAGATCTCGAACGGGACAACGCTAGGCGTGATTCAGGCGGTCTCTCCAAACCACACTGAGGATGTTGGGGCGTGGGCCGATGCGTTCGTGGTAGCTTCTGAAGACGCCATGTTTGTTGGCCCGTACGCTGCAAAAGACCTGTATTTGCAGACGGGCCCTGTAGGTACAAAGCGGGTTACAATCGAGGCGGCTGGCGATGTGATTGTTCACCAGGACCTCACGGTGTCTGGTGGCTCGACGTTCATCGCAGAGACATCGGCGGCGGCGGACGACGTTGCCACCTCTGGACAAATATGGGTCAAGAATAACGATCCAAATGATTTAATGTTCACGGACGGCGATGGACATGATTA